CCGCCGCCACCTACGCTCGGATATGGTCCATTGGTGGGTGTAAAGGGTACGCCGCCCTGAGGCATACCATCCTCCTGCCCACCCGGTAAGACATTCGGATAGCATGGTTCTTGCGGTGATTGACCATCATATACTTGACGTGTTGCATTTTGCGTCCCCACAGTGCATTTAGGCATTAATCTACCAAAAGGTCCCCCCTGTCCTGAAGTATAAGAGTAATCAACATATTGGCATCCAGGCCATTTATCGCATATATCTGTGAGTTCTCCTAACGTCCCCTTCCGGACAGCCAAAACGTCCTTTGTATTTACACACTCTCCAACATCGGTTCTTCCATACTTTCCTTTTACTCCTGTGCGCACCAGTTTATATGACCGAGAGCGGCAAGCTTGCGGCGAGTATTGACCGGGCGCTGTAATTGTGCTAACGCAATGCTTCTTTTCATTATAGCGACAATTAGATCCTGGTATACCACCTTCACATTGTTTTTCATCAACTGCGGATGAACACCATTTATATGGAGCACCCCAACCTCCTAAGGCTTGTCCATATCCATTATAGCCCTCACCAAATGGAGAATCAAATCTCTGTAGAGCTGTTTTTGGATTGCTATCACCCGCATCCATAGTCCAGTTGCAGCCGCAAGGTGTAACTGTCTCATCAAATTGTGGGCATTCATCTGTGGGATTTTCAATCTTCTGCCACATCCATCCATGTTGCCCGCGAATATCGCAGCATTTATAATTACGTGCAAGATCTGGTCCATCTCCAAATGAAGTTTCTGAAGCCCCAGTAACGCCCCAAGGACAGACTTCTCCTGGAATACTACACGCCGACCCCTGACCTCCACAACTTCCTGCAATTGTATGAGGGAAAGATGTATTTTTAATTAGATATGCGCCATAACCAGAATATTCACCCGGTTCGTCATCTAGTTGATTACATTCTGCTAAACCTGCACGTGTTCGTCCGTCAACAACACCCCCAAAACTTGGTGTCCAACAGCTTCCATCAGATGGTTTCAAGCATAGAAGTGGTGTCTGACCTGCTTCTGCCCCGCCTTGATATGTTGCGCAGGTTTTGTAGGGCTCCCAAACTGGACCACCTCCCGGACCAGAAGTTTTTCCGCTGGGGGCGCAAGCTTCTTCGCATGTATATTGCGGATGCCCGCAATTAACTCTTGCGGTAATAGTGCCATCAGCGCACTCACAATATCCAGACATGTTGGTGTCAACCATCAGCCCGCAATCGTGATCGGCAGACTTTTGCTGCGTATCCATATAATCCCAGTCGATATCACCATCCCAATTACATTTCATTGTTTTAACAAATTTGCCGCAATATTTGACTGGTGGAGCAGCGCCGCCCGGACTGAAGGCACAACAATTCGCACTCGGATTACCACTATCACTGCCTGGTTTACTACCAGCAAAACCAGTGTCGTGGATGCCGCCGGCGCCACCGGTGCCGCCCGCGCCAGCAGCGCCCCCGGCGCCTGCACCCCCAGCGCCTGCACCCCCAGCGCCTGCACCCCCAGCGCCTGCACCGCCGCCTGCACCGCCGCCTGCACCGCCACCTGCACCGCCGCCTGCACCCCCGCCTGCACCCCCGCCTGCGCCACCGCCTGCACCACCGCCTGCACCGCCCCCTGTGCTGCTGCCGCCGCCGCCGGATCCACTGTAGCCATCGGGTGGATAGCCGGGGGTTCCTGCTCCGCTATGATGAGGTCCCACAGTTCCTCCCCCGGGGGAGCCCGCAGGGCTGCCAGGTCCTGGATTCGAGCAACCGCCGGGTGAGCAAATACCACTGACACAATCGCCGCCACTACCACAAGGACTGCCAGAATCCGCTCCACTTAAACCCGCTAATTTTACATTTTGCCCTTCTAGACCACAAGGTGAACCACTCTGCATATTTGGTCCGCGCTCGAGACCTTGGTCGGAAAAATTTCCTGAGGAGAAGGAGACCTTAATGAACTTGCCAGCACACGAAGGTGGGCGATTATTATAGGCAACCATGCTAGGATATTGGCGAGCTATACCATATTTATTCACATACCAGATTTTACTCTGTCCGCCCTCCATTGTGGATATATTTTTGCCGTTCCATTCACTCTTCTGTACACCCATAAACTTATTCACATCCTCCATATAGGTTTTGTAGGTTGAGCCATATTTAGATAACAAACTATTAAACTTATCCTCTAAAGCGTTTAATTCTCCCTCGTCATCCGATACATCATCTGCTGATACCACAACTGCAGGACTCTTTGGCGCTTCTCCATCACCATCACTACCAGGCGCGGGGGCTTGCTTGCTTGTAAAGGCTTCAATGAGTCGCAGATTAGGTTTCATTCTTATTGACATCTGTCTGCGTTTGTCTAAATAATATGAACCTTGCTGTAACTCGGCATTCATTGGTTGGGAACGTTGATTTACTTTTTCCCGATTATCTGTTAATGAGGTAAGGAATTTACTGAATCCCATGATCTATATATAAATAAATTATTTTATTAATTTATTATTTATTTATACTAACTAAATTAGTTTGTTGAGATATGTTTAAGGGTGTAGGCACCAATTGTAATGGCAACAATAAGCCAGACCAAATAGTTGTAGTAAGCTGCATTGGCGGATAATCTACCAGATTGCTGCTCTCCCTGTAATTGCTGAAGTCCATGAATGCTCGCCTGATGTGAATCAACGTGCTGCCTCAAACGATCTCCAGACGCATGCACCTTACTGCGACCAGCTTTTAACTTGCCACCTGGCGGAAAGCCGCTTGGCGGCATTATTTTGCGAACGTGATTGTCCATTTGCTTTAAAATATCAAGCATTTGATCATTTAATGCTGTTAACGTTTTTAATTGGGAAGGTTTTACACCCGAATGTACACGCTTAAGATGGGTCGCTAAGGCGGCACTGTATTGTTTCTGTGTATAAGCATATTTTTGTTCTAAGTCAGTTAGAGCATTTTTCTTGGGATTTTCTAAAGGTTCGATAATAGAGCCAAGATTTGGGGAGCTTGTTTGCTCAATCCGCCTGAGGTCAACTTTGGTAACTCCTAAATTCTTATAATTGCTCATCCAATTCTGCCATTTCTTTCCTTGATTTAGTATAGTTCCTAACATTGGAGCGGGATTTGAATTAATTGCGGCCATCTTCTATATATATCTAATCATAGAAAATGTATTTATGATTAGACATTATTTGGGGGTATATCTGGAGACTATAATCCCTACAATAACAACAATACCACCTGTTATAATTTTAGCAGTTTTGGGTGTTGGAATCATACCAGGCGGCAAGTGCTGTAGAAGCCCAGTACCTTTGCGTACTCCTGCCTCGAGGGATTTTCCTGTACTTGCAAGCCAAAGAAAATAGACCAATACGGCAATTCCGAGAGAAAAAAAGATAATATCTACATATCCATGTTGACGAGATTGTTGAAATTCACGTTTCATCGGATAAGATGCTAAATTAAAATCACGAATTTTTTTAAGCTCATGACGCTCTTTACTATATTGCTTATGCAACTTAGCTATATTTGTATTAAGTTCACTGCTACTAGAACTTGAAACGCCAGATGAAGAATTTATATTGCTTTCTAAAAGAACCAGATCTTTGAAAATATTATCTAGTTGACTTTTACTTGCTAAATATATTGCAGTGTTTTCCTCATTAGGATTAGCAGCATAAGGTGGGTATGCCTTCTTATATCTCTCTAGTATTAAATAAAATTGTGTCGTTAATTCTTTTAAATCGGCTGCATATTTTTTGAAATTAGACATATATATATTAATAACACAGACGATAATATTTTGTCATGATAGCGGTTTTGCTCCCCCTTATTATTTCACAAACTTCGCCAGGTCTCATGCCAATCGCCTGAGCAACTGGATCAAATCGGGATATTTCTGGGAACTGACTATCTTTTACAATATTGTAGTTCTCCTTGATTGTTGCTACCTCCGGCTCTGATAAAATTCTATGTAGTGGAACAAGTGTATGATCCAGTATATTAAATTGCAATTGCTTTAAAGTCATAATTGTACAGAATACCTTATCTTTAATGTAAAGATTTCTCATTAATTTAATTGCAGTATCATTAACCTTATCCTTGATAATAATAATAAGATCATCAGTGGGCGTTAAAACTTCTTCTATATTAAATAAATCTTCAACATAGTCATAGACATATGGAGGACGAATTTTAGTCCCCAAATGATATTTCACATAAATCTTCTTCCCTGTCTTAGGATTGTTTAAAAGCATATCTAATTGCTTATTTGCACTCATCATGCGTAACTCATTATAGGAATAATGATCATATCCTTTAATTTCAAAACCTCTTCGCTTAAGCAGCTCTAGTAAATTTTTTCTAGATTTGTATAATTGGGAGATTTGAGTAGCCATTTATATTATTATAATAAGAATATCATTTTAATAATATTTTCAATTTATTTTAATATTACTTTTTTCTTACTCACTTCTTCTGAAGTAACAGGTTTCTCTTCAACAATAGAAGTGAGAAGACTAGACTCTTCTTCCAGGTTGGCAGCAGATGCTGGCTGTGTCTCCACTTCTATACTTTCTTCGAGGGGTGATGGTGGGTTATATTGCGCAGAGGCTGTAGAATCCTGCGATGTTCCAGAGGGTATATATTCTGGGGATGCAATATCATATTCTGGGGAAGGCGTGCCCGGTCCAGCGGGGACTTCCGGTTCTTCTGGCACTGAGGGTGGTATACTCATACCAGGAGGTGCAAATTGACCGGCGCCACTAGGTAATTCCTTATCAACGCTCGGTTGAAAAAAGGGATTTTTGACAGGTGGTTTCTTGCGGCGTGGTGCAGCTCGCGGAATATCTCTCTCTGACTCCTTCAAATTTCTAATATTTTGTTGGTGCACCTCTCTTAATGTTTTCTTACCGGTGAGTTTTTCTATATCCTTACTTGCTGTTAAAGGGATAAGATTATTTATGTTATCTTCTGTGATGATGCGTATTTGGATATTCATTGTTTGTAATTCATGAATGAGTAATTTAAAAGCATATGGAACTTTGACAATGCTAAATTTGCGCCCGAAACGACTTACATTTACTATATTTAAGGTCTCATCAATATTTTTAACAAACTTAATAGGACCATCCGCCAGTGGACTTAAAAATAAGTTTTTATCCTCATTATAAATGGCAATGGTACCTGTTGTATTGCAAATTGCCATAAAATATTTATCGCCCCTATCTAACATCGAATTGTTTAAAAATCCATTAAGTCCATGCGCTATCAGTACATCGCGGTCCATCTCTCCAATACGTAAACCTCCTCCTTTGGCGCGACCTCCAATCGTTTGTCTGGTAAGCGCAGCGCGCGGTCCGCGTGCTCTGTAATTAATCTTGTCTTTGACCATATGTTTTAGTCGCATATAGTAGGTGGGACCTATGTATATTTCTGATTCAAGCTGCTGTCCTGTCATTCCATTATATAAAATCTCTGTTCCGCTGGAATGGTATCCTTGTTCAGTTAGCATTTTCCCAAATGTTTTGCTTTTGGGCCCTTTATTATCCCAAGCAGTACAATCTCCGAAGCCACCATAGAGTGTACAGGCTTTTCCCATTAAACATTCAATTAATTGCCCTATGGTCATCCGAGATGGTAATGCATGAGGGTTTACAATTATATCGGGACGTATGCCATCTGCTGTAAATGGCATATCCTCTTCTGGAAGAATTAATCCAATGGTACCCTTTTGCCCCACGCGACTACTGAATTTATCACCCATGGCTGGTATGCGTTCTTCGCGAATTCTGACTTTTGCCAATCGAAATCCCTCCGCGCCCTCTGTAAGAAAAGATTTATCAACAATACCTTTTTGCCCCTTCTTTGGACCAACAGACATATCAATAGTAGTTTCTGAAGAGGTAAGACTATTCATACATTTTCCAATAATAATTGTTTTATCATCCAATGGAGTATTCTCTTTAATTAATCCATATTGATCAAGATGACTATAATCAAATCCCGGTTTTAATCCAACAATATTCTCTCCTTCGACATTACAAAAACGTGTATCAATTGTCGTGTTACCCACCTTACTACTCTCTTCGTATGATTCATACATATTGAAATACGTTGTGCGAAAAATTCCTCTATCCAACGCACCTTTATTAAAAATAACAGCATCTTCAACATTATAACCTGTATATGTAGCAATTGCCACAATTGCATTCTCACCATATGGATGCTCCTCATTGGAGGTAATTTTTAAGTATTTACTTTTGACAATAGGTATTTGTCCGTAATTAAGAACAAGTGCCGTTTTATCAATTCTATTCTGATAATTAGAATGAAATAGTGAAACCGCTTGTTTGCTTTGCCCACACGAGAAAGTATCGCGAGGGTATGGATTATTTTCTGGAAAAGCTATAAGATTTGCCATAACACCAAGGATAAAAGAGGGATGAATTTCTACATGTGTGGTTCGTGGACCTATTTTTTCATAGCTAATTAAGGCACCTTCCTCCTCTTGCACATCCAAATATTCAATAAAGCCCGCATTTTGTTCCAAATACTTAAATAAATCATCAGTCTTTTCGAGGGTATATAGTTCTGATGGCTCGAGGATCTTATCATTATCAGGGTTAATTGCAATTTTTTTTTCTCCAAATCCTAATACACATTCATTCCATGTTAGAAGATTTTCTTTTAATTTTTTTTCTATTAATTCGTTATCATAACTAACTTTGCCGTTTCTATTATAAAAAACTGGGCGTGTTAATCGACCGGCATCTGTCCAAATGAGCATTTCGCTTTGTTCTTGGTGCCAGTATACACTCCAATATAAGGGTATTAAGCCGTTTTTTCTATACATCCGTATCATATGTGCCATGATTATGGGTTCACGTATACAGCCAATCCAATTACCATTGATAAAAACTTTAGTTGTTTTGGCTAAAAAATCAAATGAGCATTCAATTAGAAGTTTCATTCCTTTATTTCTTAACCATTTTATCATGGGTATATAAGAACTACCAATTGTTACATTGGCTGTAATAGCGAAATGCTTGTGCAAACCTATATTTCCACCATCTGGCGAATGAATAGGGCAAATCATTCCCCATTGTGTACTATTGAGTAGACGCGGTCCAATAATTTTAGCGCCATCTCCAGGCAATGGAACATTCATTTTTCGTAAATGTGAAATAAATCCATAATAGGATAAGCGACTTAAATCTTGTACAACTCCTAGACGTTTAGTGTGTGGTTGGGCGCCCCAATTGCCTTTAAAGGCCTTTTTAAATCCACTTTCAACAATTCGATCTGCAAAGAGTCCTTTGGCTCCTCCAATATTATTAACTATAAGATTGATAAAGTTAGCATTCTGATATGCGGGCTTATGGTAGAAGTATTCTTTCTGAATCTTTACTTTAATATTATTGAATTGCATTTTATAATATTCGCGAAATAGTTGATACAACAACATTCCCGATACTTCAATGCGTTTATACTCATAACTATCTCTATTTGTCGGCTTGCTATTCTTAGTATACACAGCAAGTAATCTTCTAACCATATACCCGAGAAACAGGGCTTTATCTTTAAAATTAAGTTCACCAATATGGGGTAGGAAATAGATAGACATGATTTGCATAACTTCTGGAATAGAAGTCGCGTGTTTAACGAATGTGGAAATATATTTTAGTGCTGCAGTTTGTGTAAAGATATATCCGGCGTCATGGATACTAGGTCGGAAAAGATCAATATAAGTCTTATTATTCTCAAGATCTAGTAAACAATATTTTATTATATCTTTATCTGATACGACCCCAAGGGCACGCATGACGATGAATAAAGGAATTGGTTTACGAACATTGGGGATATTGACAACAATATTATTGTTTGTAATTGTTTCTGTGGGAGCTACAATTCTAACAGAGAGAGTGCGTGTAGGTTTTGAAGCATCTTCGGAAACCGACCGAATTTCAGCTGCATGGCTATATATATCGTTTACCTTATCGCGTATGTATAGTGTATTATCTGCAAATTTCTCTTGACAAATGATTACCTTTTCTTTGCCATCAACGATAAAATATCCACCAGGATCATTTTTACACTCACCCATATTAAATCGGACATCGCGTGCAAGTCCATTTAAAATACATAGTTTTGATTGTAACATAATAGGAAATCTTCCTAAGAAAATTTTTGATAGCTTTTGCTCGAAAATTTCTTCTTTCCCATCGTCATTATGTATAGTCATTTCTATATCGACATCATAGTGAATAGAACACGCATAGGACATGTTGCGCAAGCGCGCCTCATTTGGATACATGAAGTGTTCGCGCCCGCCCGAATCATAAATGACAGGTTTTCCATAATAAATAGCAGTACCCTCTTTTCCACCCAAATACAAATTACAACGATACTTATACTCTTTCGTTTTAGGATCTTGTTCTGCCATAAAGGGAATAGGATTGTTTTCGCGCAATATTTGCGGAATCTGAGAGTACATAAAGTTATTATATGATTTAAGATGATGATTTACTATCCACTCGGGATTATTATCAAAATATATATTTATAATTTTCCATATAGTCTCCATTATACTATACTTTGAGCATTTTTTTTTAAAATATAAATTAAATAACTTCTTTTAACTTATATTTCACGTTTCATAGAGTGCGCTGCGGATTCAAAGCCCGCCAGAAGGAGGATTCCAATAAGAACAAAGAAACCAATAAAGGGTAATAATACTAAAAACCATGATACTCCTTTGTAACCAGAATTACATAGCTTATTCAGTGCCCATGTCCATGCTACGATATAAAGTGCCTTCGCAATAAAGAAAACAAAGTTATGGTGGCGCAAAGGAAGATGGTAGACACCGACCTTGTATGTATGCGGCTCACCTAAATTATGTACAAAAAGAGCTAAAATACTTATACACGATAAAATAAAATAAAACTTACTTGGCGCGCAGAGAGATTTATATGTATCTTTTAAGGTCATTTATATTAAATAAATATTTTTTTTTAAAAGATACTTAAGTCTATTTAGAAAAGACGGCCTTCATATCGCTTTGAGGTGTGCTTCCAATAACCTTCACATCCCTGCCAATTGGCTGCACCATCGGATTGGATGATGGTACATTTCTTTGACCAACGTATCCCGCATACATATTTTTCAAACCATTAGTGCTGCTAAACCCTACATCCAAGATATCATTAGGGATGAGGGGATACATCCATTGGGCAAGCTGACCTCCTCCTTGCTGGCGGCGGCGGCGGCGGCGGCGGCGTCCTCCACGATTATGGCGGCAGCGGCGGCTGTGGCGATGCCGGCGGCGGCGGCTGCGGCGACGGCGGCGCGTGCGGCGTCCGCCTTGTTGTTTAAGTGGGCACCCTCCCCCACGCTTTTTACGCCTGCGACGGCGGTGGTGTCCGCGGTGGTGTGGGCGTTCTAATTCGTAGGCTAAAAGCCCTGCAGGAATACCAAGGGCAGCAGCAGTTAAAACGGCTTTGGCGCCACGTGTCAGTTTTCCTCCACGGCGGCGGCGGCGGTTAGTACGCCGGCGATTATTTCGGCGATTATTTCGGCGATTATTTCTACGCGATTTTGACATTATATATATACTTATGAGAAATTATTCAATGTCAACATGGGTCAACATGTGCCGTCGACAACAATATTTCGTCAGACCTAATTCATCCATAACTTCACCCTCTGGCGTTTTTTTAACATTTTCTTTCGTTAAATATACAACATCATCGCCTTCTAATCCATCGGATAATTTCTTTTCTCTCACTTTGCGAATATAATATAAATATTTATTTGCTAAAACCTTGCCACATGTAAAACATTTGACGGGGATAATCATATGTTATACTTAATATAAAAATTTTATAAATCAATTTTTAACATTATATTTTTTACCTAAATAATACCAGTAGTCGTACGAGAAACGCGACCCCTTATTATCGGTTTTATATATAGGTCCTCGCTGCTCATCTCCAGCTACACATTTTGCTTTATTGGTCTCGGCATTATGTGCATACACGCAACAATTAACTGCATTGCAACTTTTTCTTGATAATTGATTACAACTTTTTTCTAAAGTGTGTGACTTCTTGTGTGAATTACAAAATCCTGTTTTAATCATTTTGTTAAAATCCGGGTCTTGTATATGATTCTTGAGCTGGGGGGGTGAGGAGTGGTGGTGGTGGTGAACCGACTCAGTGCGGCGAACGGGGAGATGGGGGTGCGATGAGCGCTTACGTCCGTCACCGGCATTCTTGAGTGTTTCTAAAATAATACGGCGGCCCGGCTTTTCAGGCGTCGGTTTATTAAATTGGATATTATTGATGATAATATAGCTAATAACAAAAAATATTATTAATAACCCCCAAGCTATATTTATCCAGTTTTGTACAATAAATTGGAGAGAAAGACCTATAAAATCTTGTGCCATTACACTATTGTTAGATTATGTTGTTTCTAGTATTTCCATACCTGTGGATGTCTTAAATAATCTATGTTGTTTACCTGATTCGTGAATTTTAATATGACAGCTTTTACAAATATTTACCAAATTAGCCTTATGATTCTTATGAAAATGTTTTATAAATCCATTCTCAGCAGCATGCTGTTGATGTTGTAAATGATGAATATCACCGCCAATTATATCGCCGCATAGTTCACATTCTCCTTTCAGTTTTGCTGCATTATAATGCGAACTATGTTGAGAGAGAAGATTCGGGCGCGGATTTAAAGAATGCGCTAAATCCATAAAATCTTGCGGTAAACTTAGCGCCTTACAAACCTCCAATCCATATTCGTGCCGACCAGGCCCCACCTTCAACTTTCTCTCATAAATCAACTGGTCCTTCTCTCGATTATAAATCACAGACATATGGGACATATTTAAATGTTCTAAATCTGTGACCTCCTTCATATGTGTTACTTCATGAAAATGCGTAGCAAAAATAAAGTTGGCTTTTCTCTCATGCAATTGAATTATTCCAGCAGCAAATATCTTAAGCGCCGATGTCGTTTCAGTACCAGAACAAAGTTCATCTCCTAGAATTAAACTATTCTCAGTGGACATATTTAGAATTGTTCGCAATTCGGACATCTCAACAGCAAATGTACTTAATCCCTTAAATATGTTATCATTTCCAAGAATACGTGTAAATAATTGTATGTAAGGTCGATACACAAAAGATGAACAGGGAACAAACATTCCACTCTGAGCCAATACAATCGCAATACCAATAGAACGGATCAAGCTGGACTTCCCCACTGCATTAGTCCCGAATAATAACGTACCGCAATCATCTCTCCCGAGAGAAATATCGTTGGGAACATAAATTTCACTCGTTTGTAGGTGCTCGATAAGAGGGTGCCTGAGTCCCTTCGCGTCAAAGAATGCTGTTTCTCTCGTCATGTCAATCTCAGGTTTACAATAATTATATCTTTTCGCAATATATGCTTTCGAGAGAAGCATATCCAGTCGCGTAATATACTTTACAATCACTTGTATATGCTCACCTTCATTTTTAATCTTTTCCAAAAAAGCATCATATACAACTTCTAGTTGTTCTCGTAATTGAGAGAATGTTTTGTGAATTGTACTACATAAACTGCTAATTTCCTTGCTATCTATTTTTTTATTACTTTTACCTGCGGGATAGAAATAAAATGGTCCCTTCTTAGAATTTATAAGGGCGGCCTCTAGAAGTTTGGCGCGGCGCTTGGTGCAAACTAAGCTATGCATACTCTTTTCTGTAATATTAATCTTAACAAAGGGATTCTTGGGTTTTTTCTTTTCTAACTTCTCTAATTTTTGACATAACCATAATTGTATATTCTTTAGTCCCTCCACACTTCTCTCATATTCCTCTTCTATCTTATCTAATTCTGGAGAGAAACCCGCTTTAAAACAATTATTTTCAAGATGTAAAGCGGTTATTTGCGATGCCTTGTCGATATCAAATGTCTTTTCTAGAACCTCGAGCACGGCGTTGCAACTTCTCTCCACATCCCCATCAATATGTTCTTTCATATATTTCATTAAAATAGGATCCTTAACAATGATTTTATATACATCTAGTGTAGTTTTTACGTTATGATAGATAAAAATGAACTCACATGGTGTGACGTGCTTCATAAATATCTTGCGATAGAGCTTTTCAATATCGCGTATTTGAGAGAAACTATCGCGTATACTTTCCAAAGTGTCAAAATTATCAATAACATGCTCAATGATGCTATATTCTCTCGCAAGTATTTCGCAATTTGTAATAGGATGAAGGATCGCGCCATTCAGCGCACGCTTTCCCATTGCGGTTTTACAGCAGTTCATGAAACTTAATACAGATGAACACTTGCCTTTGTGTTGATGGTTATCAAGAATATTTAATTGTTGGAGAGAATGATTGGCGAGTAAAAGTCGATCATTGATATTATCGATCATAGGTTCATGTATTTTCTTTACGAGTGCCGGATTATGTTTTTTAATAAATTCGAGGAGGAAACAGAAAGAATAAGTTGCCAACGGATATTCTTCTAATCGTAATGATTCTACAAAAGGCGCATAATCTTTGATATCATAAAAATATTTCAGCTGCGCTTCCTGATAAATTTGCCTCTCACAATTCTTTGCGGCACTCGAGAAGGAATTCTTTTCATCTTCGAGAGATACCTTATGAATATTTGTACATTGTATTCCAGCAAATTGTATTATTTCCTGTATTTCGGTATCTATAAAATTACGGGTAATTATTATGACTTCATTGGGATTGTAAATGGAATAAAATCGTTCAAGCTCATCATACGTTGTAGACTGATGCAGGTTCTCTCGCTGAAATTCAAATAAATGCGACTTTCCCGTAAAAATATCTATATTCGAAATACCACAACTAATATAGGGCGCGCGCAGTGTTGGTGTCGCATATCTCTCAATCCAACAACACATAATATTGTTGGTTAGTTGCTGATTATCTTTTGTAAGATATGTTCCAGGCGACGAGATAAATCGGAGAGAACGTGTGATGAGTCCGCCCTTTTTCTCTTGAGTATAAATCGGCACAGTGAAGCCAGCATCATCCAATTTTTTAAGATACTTATCCAGAATATTATTATTGAAGCCTGCCATGACGACATTTTTTTTTCCGACGCAATTTTTTTTATTTGCAATTCTAAAATCGCATATTTTTGCAAATGTAAGGATCGTTGGAGGGGTAATTATCCCTGTTTTAGGATCTAGGAGGCCATATACTTCAAAGAAGGACCCGCATTCCCACAAGACAATCGTTTTCTCTCCAAAATCTTTCGTGTGTTGCGCCACCTTCTCAAAATATTTTTTAATCATGGACATTATTAGTTATATAAGATATAGATATATGTTTATATTCGTTTACTATATTCTTATCATGAATGTAGTAAAAGTTATTTATCATTAATAAAGTTATGTAGTAATAAATTAGCATTATTATTATAGATTTCTCCTGATAATACGGCTGTTTCGTAGATACTGCGGCAGAGTTCTTCTGGTGCATTGCTTCCGACTTTCAGGAGTCCATGTTTTTTAAGATATAGTTTTATATCTTTGATTTTCTTTTTTTTAAGATTCTTGTGTTCTCTCTTAATCTTCTTTCGAGTTGCTCTACTTTTAATTAATATTCCGATTGAATCTCCATGTTTCCCGAGAGTATACCGCCTCTTTTTTTTTAATGTTTGTGTTTTACTTTTTGTATTCTTATTAGAAGTAATAAAATTATTTTTCAATTCGGTTAATTTTGACTTTCTCTCTAAAATTTGTGTGGATTTGGGCAATATTGCTTTCTCGTAGTGTATAGATTTTTGCTGTACCGGTATTTCGCCGCCGCCATCTAATTTACGTAATGTTCTTTTATACTCTGAGTATAGGGGTTTTTTTCCATTTTTTAAGATACCCCATGGCGGATCATCGTTATGCCTGATTTTAGCTGTGACATTATGAATTCCTTGTGGTGTATGGACGGCCAGCTGTTTTCGCCGCCGCTGCCGCCTGCGCTGTTTTTTGGTCTCGCTTTTTTGAATAACTGAATTTAAGTATTCTAAAGATGTCTTGAATGGATCTGAGGTATCTGGCTTGCTGTCGGCGGTATTTTTTAGTTCATTTTGTCGTTGACGATGATCCTTGATTTTCTGTAGTAATTTATCTCGAACACCATTGGGTTGGATAGCTAGATTTTTTGTTAAGTCGTCGCGTGCTTTTTTTTTTCTGCCGGTACTCTTTTTATCATGGATTAAATATTTCGGATTGATTTGTATAGTCTTCCTTATTTCTGACATTACTATAATTTAAGATAAAACAAACCCAATTATTACAAATATAAACTTGCATATGAATCATTATTCTTGCAGCGGTCATTTACCTCATCGTTAGCACAATACATAGTAAATCCTTTATTTAAATCTTGTAATATAATTTTTTTGCGCTCCTCCGCCTTTTTACCAAAAATACGACGTCCATGGGCAATTTTGGTTTTTGCAAACAAGGTCTCCATATCTCTGCCAAAAAACTTAAAATAATCCTTATTTTTTTTAAACCAAGATTCTGGGAGAGGTTCTTTTATAACCCACTTTGCATCCTCAACCTTTTTTTCAAATATCGCTTTTAACTCGCCAGGCGTATAGTCAGTAGTCCGAAAACGCCACGTGAAGCGGGAATCAAGTCCCTGATTATAATCAAAAAAACATTTTTTCAATTCCTTTTCGTAACCAGCAATTATTACCATTAAATTTTCTTTATTATCGCTAAGGGCTTCACAGAGTGTGTCAATACACTCTTTGGCAAAACTATCACGTTTTTCAGGATTTCCTAAAGCATAAGCCTCGTCAATGAACAAAACACCGCCTAAACATTCTTTGATTAGGTCTTTTGTTTTAAGTGCTGTTTGCCCAAGATAGCCAGCAATTAAATCCGCGCGTGTGGCTTTTTTGAAAACATTCTTAGGAAGAACCCCCATCTTGCTAAAAATATTTCCCATTATCTTAGCAACTTCGGTCTTTCCAGTTCCTGGTGGGCCATAGATAACAGTGTGCATAAAGTCCTTTCCATCCTTATTTGCACACTTGTGAAGATCTTGAATAAAATATAAAATCTGATCAAGAATAGAATTTTTAAGATTATTCATACCAACCATAGAGTCCAAGTCAATAAGCGGACCCTTTATTTTATGAATGGCTTTCATATTAATATTGTATTTGATATTTGGACACACAGGATAGTCATCACAAAGTTTAATTAAATCTTTAAGCGTTTCAATAGAAACATCAATATGTATATTTTCAATTATGCGCACCGGCAGGGGAGGCGGCGGAGGAGGAGGAGGAAGGCGAGGAGCAGGCAAAGCCAGAATGCTACGGCTCCGCTGTCTCCCCTTAAAGTGAGGAGGTTTATAGGAAGATAACGGCTTACCAAAGGTATAATTATTGTATTGTCTTGTAACACTTTCTAACAACGCATCGAGGCGCGTCTTATCTAAATTCATTAATGGAGGTATATTTCCCCCATCAAGACGATTTATTATTCTTTTATAAGGGACATCTTTATAATTGTCATCGCGATTCTGACGAACACGCTCTAAAAGTATATCCAAGGGCATATTGAATATAGAAATATGATCACTACCCCTAATACTTTTTTTTTTACCTTTTTTTATTAGATCAAATGATAATATTTTATCATTCATTTTTTCGTTACAATCTTGTAAGGTAAAAAAATCATGATCTGTAGTTTTTCCTTCATTATAACTATCATTAAAAATGTTTAGTTCTCTAGTTGTGAACAATAAATTTTGTGAAGTATCCATTATGTTTCCTGACATATCGGTATTCAGTGATATCATATACTAATATGAGGTTTTAAATTTTGCATTTTAATTTAAAGATAAATTGAAATATGAATTTAATAGAGATTTTATTGAAATGAATAAAATGAGCTCTGAAGATCCATGGACGATAATAGAAAGTTACTTTCGTGGGCAGCACCTAGGTAGGCTTGTACGGCATCATATTGAATCATATAATTATTTTATAAAGGAGAGTATACAAAATACGATTAATATGTTTAATCCGGTAACAGTGCATTCTCCACATGATTTTGATCCAGTATGTAAAAAATATGCTATAGAGATAATGATTACTTTCACTAATTTCAATATGTTTAGGCCGCAAATTTATGAAAATAATGGTGCTCGTGCATTGATGTATCCCCAAGAAGCACGTTTGCGAAATTTCACATATTCCTCGGCGATGATGATAGATTTAAATATGAAAATAACCCGTAGATTTGGTGTGAATTTATCGCAAGTCGAGACTTACTATAAAATTCTCCCCAAGATCCATATAGGAAAAATCCCAGTCATGTTGAAATCAGATATGTGTATATTGAAACAATATAAGCATTTGCACCCGCATACGACAGGTGAGTGTAAGTTTGATGCGGGGGGTTATTTCATTATCAATGGTAGCGAGAAGACAGTATTAATTCAGGAGCGTGCTGCTGAAAATCGTGTATATTGTTTTAATGTTACCAAAGGGAATAATAAATGGTCATATCAAGCTGAAATAAAGTCCGTGCCTGATTATAAATGTATATCACCAAAACAGATCAATGTAATGATTGCAACGCGCAATAATGGTTTTGGGCATAATATTTACGTCCAAATTCCGCGCATTAAGAATCCCATCCCTCTCTTTATACTTTTTCGAGCATTAGGTTGTATTGCTGACAAAGATATTTGCAAATATATAATTCTGGATATTGAACACGAAAAGATGACTCGTATGTTATTAAAGTTGAAAGCTTCCATTATTAACGCTTCGACATATCTTACACAAGAAGAAGCATTACAGCATATTATCGCCTCAGCAATGTTTACACCGATTAATATGGACAAAGAGACTGGAGATGCGAGGAAACGTCAGTTTACCATCGATGTTTTGAACAATGATCTTTTTCCGCATTGTTCGACAAAGACGCAAAAAATCCATTTCCTTGGTTATATGGTAAATAAGTTATTACAATGTAGTATGGGATGGCAAAAACCGGATGATAGAGATAATTATAAGAATAAGCGACTTGATTTGACGGGTATATTATTGAATAATTTGGTAAGAAATTATTTCAACAAAGTGGTGAAGGATATGCAGAAGCAAATTGTGCGTGAAATAAATAATGGTTCATGGCGATCGAATCAAAATTATGCAGATATTATAAATACAACAAATATCTATAAAATCATTAAGTCGACAACTATTGAGAATGGATTAAAGCGTGCTCTGGCGACGGGTGATTTTGGTATTAAAAATCCTCATTCCACAAAAGTTGGTGTTGCACAAGTACTGAATCGCCTGACATATGTTTCCAGTCTTAGCCATCTTCGGCGGGTAAATACTCCAATTGATAAGAGTGGAAAATTAATCCCACCTCGCAAATTACACAATTCGCAGTGGGGATTTATTTGTCCGGCCGAGAGTCCCGAGGGCGCGCCTGTAGGAGTTGTTAAAAATTTGAGTTATATGGCACATGTAACGATTAAATCTGCCCGCGAACCTCTATACGATATCATGAAAGGACAATTGATACCTCTTGAGGAGTGTAATTCAAAGCAATTATATGGTAAGGTTAAAGTGTTTATTAACGGAAATTGGATCGGAATACCGAAGGGAGACCCTCATGAGTTATATTTATATATAAAAGATAAAAAGTATCGAGCGATAATAAATATTTATACTAGTATTATCTTTGATTATTATCATAAGGAAATCAGATGTTGTAACGATGCAGGTCGCGCTACTCGCCCCCTACTTCGTGTGCGCAATGGTAAATTACTCATTACTCCAGAAATTGTGGAGCGTTTGCGTCGAAAGGAGTTAGGTTGGCGTGATCTGACTTGTGTCAAGACATTGGACGACTCAATGATTGAATATATTGATGCAGAGGAACAAGATAAAGTTTTGATTGCTTTGTATCCGCAAGATATAACGCCTACGTCAAAGTATACACATTGTGAAATTCATCCAAGTACTATCTTTGGAATTTTGGCATCCTGTATTCCTTTTCCTGAACATAATCAGTCCCCAAGAAATACGTACCAGTGTGCGATGGGTAAGCAGGCAATGGGTACCTATGCGACTAATTTTAAGGATCGTATGGATAAAACGAGCTATGTTCTTACATATGGCGGTCGTCCACTGGTTGATACGCGTATTATGAATCTGGTAAATTTTTCCAAGATTCCTTCTGGAAAGATGGTTGTAGTTGCTATTGCTTCCTTTACTGGTTATAATCAGGAAGATTCGATTATATTTAATCAAGAATTTATTGATCGTGGTGGATTCTCTGCGACGATTTATCGTACAGAAAAAGATGAAGATAAGAAAACACACGGCGACGAGGAAATACGTTGTCGCCCTGATCCGATCAAAACCAAAGGAATGAATTTTGCGAATTATGACAAATTAAATAATTCTGGGGTGGTGCCAGAGAATACATTTTTAGAAAATAAGGATGTGATTATTGGTAAGGTGATACCAATTAAAAGCAATCGAAATGATCAAACAAAAATTATAAAATATCGAGACCAAAGCAAAATATATCGGACACGAGAGGAATCCTATATAGATAAGAATTGCGTCGATCGGAATGGCGATGGATATACCTTTTGTAAAGTGAGAACGCGGACATATCGCCCTCCTGTAATTGGGGATAAGTTTTCGTCGCGACATGGACAGAAGGGTACCATTGGGATAATATTGCCCCCTGAAGATATGCCCTTTACTGCCGAAGGCATGCGACCTGATATTATTATTAACCCCCATGCTATTCCATCCAGAATGACGATTGGACAACTGAAAGAAACACTGCTAGGAAAGGCACTGGCACACTTGGGACTTTTTGGGGATGGGACCAGTTTTAATGATCTCCCTGTATCATTTATTAGTAATCTCCTCCTCGAAATAGGATTCGAGAAGCATGGAAATGAAGTGATGATGAATGGTATGACAGGAGAGCAAATTGAGAGTAGTATATTTATGGGTCCTGCATTTTATCAACGTCTGAAGCACATGGTTAACGATAAGCAGCATAGCCGCTCCATAGGACCTATGGTGGTACTTACGCGTCAGCCGGCAGAAGGACGGGCACGAGATGGGGGGTTGCGCTTTGGAGAGATGGAGCGTGACTGCACTGTGGCACATGGAGCAACTCGTTTTACCAAAGAAAGGATGTATGAGGCCTCTGATAAGTATGAGGTATTTGCATGCCGCCAATGTGGTATGTTTGTTATCTTTAATAATAAACAACACTTGCATCATTGTAAAACATGCGGAAATCGTGTTGCATTTGCAAGAATCAAGATACCATACTCCTGTAAGCTATTGTTTCAGGAACTGATCACTATGAATATTGTTCCGCGCGTAATTACTGATGCGGCATAAATTATTTTAGATTTTAATATATATATGTTATTTAAAAAAAAAGAAGGACACTCCTTTTATAAAAAAAAATATTCTTTTTCAATAAGAGCCAAAGAAGCAAAAAGAATTATGAAAAAATATCCTGATCGTATACCTGTTATTTGTGAACGTGCGACAAATAGTGATGTTGCAAAGATTGATAAAAAAAAATATTTGGTACCCAGTGATCTTACAATAGGACAATTTGTATTTGTTATTAGAAAACGAATAAAGCTCAATCCTGCACAAGCAATTTTTTTATTCATTGGGAGTCAATGTGTGATTCCACCGACTGCTAATCTTATGTCAATTGTATACGCTGAACATAAGGATAAGGATGGTTATCTATATATAAAATATAGTGGTGAAAATACTTTCGGATAAATAAAAGATATTATATTTATATAATATGTTTTCATCAAGATGTTTCCGTCAACGATGCACTACTTCGCGAACACCCCTTTCAGATAATAAGAAAAGAAATCAGCAAAAAAAAAGGGAACGCTTCCAAGCTTGGAGAAGAAAAACGCAAGAATACCTGCGACCAACCTTTAACGATATTCCCAAAAGTAGTTTAACACCGGAGCAAGTGGCTCTGGTCGAGTATTTTGAGAACTATCCAATTGTGCAGAAGAGGGAGGAATATAATAAGAATAATACACCATATGCAATCATCAATATTCGGCAACGAGATTTTGTAAATGGGACACTGCGCGTTAAAGTACCAGGTGTATATGTACTTCAAGAAAATATATCCTTTGAGCCAAATAAAGATAATGACTTTTTTCCAACCGCTGCGCAAATCCAATCGGGCGAATATCCTATGGGTATGACGGGTCCATATCATTTAGGATTCTTTGCAGCTATGACAATTGAAACAAATAATGTTATCATAGATTTAAATGGAAAATCTATACAACAAACACCACTACATAACTTACAACAACGTTTTTATGCTAACATTGAATTAGCCAGTGCACCATTTATTCCTACGCAAGGTCCAGCTAATTTTGGGGATAGTATCGTGATCCCCTCCAAGGTTCTTATTATGAATGGCGGCTTGGGGCTCTCTTCTCATCACGGCATACATGGTAATGGAATGTCAAAGGTTATTTTGAAGAAATTAGTGATTCAACATATGGAAGTCGCGGCTATTGCATTAAATGGCGCCGAACAAACCATCTTTGATGATATTACAATAACAGGCACCTTTACAAACATTCCTATCCTATCAACATACTCACAAGGAAGATTTATTAGAAAGTTTTTGAACAATCTTAAAAGTCGTCTCCCGACTGCAGCAGTTTCCATTGAGGGTGCGAGTAAGTCTTTGGATTCGATTATTAGTGAGTTGAACACTGAATTAGATGCCACACGTGATTCTATTTTAAATGATAATATTATTCCAGCTAATATATTTGGTAACTCATCAAAGTTGTATGATGGAAATGTGTATGGAATTGTATTAAATGTGAGGGGTGTTGTTGTTAATGATTTTTTTAAAACTCGTCCTGCTGAAGCATTGGGGAATAAATTTATATATCTGCAAAGGATAACAATTAATAATACAACATCACTCCCAGTTGAAATATTAGCAGTCAATAGTACACCGGAAGATGGCGGTGCGTATGGTGGGAAACGTCAGGTGGGTCCTGTAGGCGATATTTTTACAATAACATTAGCAACGGAGAGTGATGACACATATAAAGGGAATACTCTTGCGAATGCTCAAATAATTTTAGCAAAACATAATGATCCTAAAAATGGGACTACAAATATTGAAGCACCGATAGTAAATTGGGTAGAGTCAGATAGTTTGTTAACAGATACGTTTAATAACAATGATTATTATTATGTAGGCGGCGGCGATTCTATGGGACATGCGATGAAGGGTAATATTGGTTTGTTTGTTTCAGCTGCACAATATATATTAATGAAGAACATCGTTGTAAATAGTGTGACGAGTAAAGGTGATAAAGTGGGAAACTCTCCTCTAATTGCCGACGCAAGCCAAAATAAACAGGGTGCTATGTCAACAGGTATTTTGATTACAGGAAGTAATTTTATTAGTATGAATAGTGTTGCTGTGAAAAATATTAATTCTAAAAATGGGGATGCAAATGGTGTTTTAGTGCTATCAAGTTCTAACATTACGCAAAGTAATCTTAATATAACTAATGTGACGACTGATTCAGATACCAGCACAGCGACGAATTATAAAGAAGAATAAAAATATTACATTAATATATAATGCCAACCGAGGATCGTTCCGCTAGTGCAGCTATGGTAAGAAAGATCATACGCCGCGTATATATGCATCAAGGTTTGCCGCCAAAACAGCAATCCTATGTCAACACAAGCAATTCCACATTTATTCAATTCATGAATTGGCGTACTGCAACGCGCAATCGCAATATTGCATTGCCGAAAAATACTTCTTGTGGCTGTTGATTAACCAATGTAAATAATATATTTATTTTTCTAGTTTTATAGTATAAATGAATAAATATATTGTCGAATTTTTAGGAACTCTTTTCTTTCTCTATGTTATTTTAGCATCAGGAAATCCTTTAGCCATAGGTTTAGCCCTCTGCGTTGCGATTATGGTTGGCGGAAAAATCTCGGGCGGAAATTACAATCCAGCCGTCTCTATTATGATGGCATCCGCGGGTAAACTGCCGATGCATGATTTGCTGCCATACATTGGCGCACAAGTCGCGGGTGGACTGATGGCCCTTGAATTATACAAAAAACTCTAAAATAAAAAAGAATATTACGAATATATATAATGTCAAGAACACGGAAAAGAAGAAGCCGTCGCCACCGCAAAGGAGGAAACCCGGTAGCTGGTATCACACATACGGCGACCGGTGCCGTTGGGTCCGCCGGGCATGCTGCGTCAGGTGTAGCACATAAAGGTGCTGAGGAAGGTAAAACTGCGTTGCACCACGTAGGAAGTTTTTTCGGGGGGCTCTTCGGAAAGGCAAAAAAGGCTGCCAAAGGCGCAACCGCACATGTAGGAGGCCGCCGTCGCCGCACGCGCCGCCGTCGCCGCAGCCGCCGCCGTCGCAATCGCCACAGCCGCCGGCATCGCCACAGCCGCCGCTGCCGCCATAATCGCGGAGGACGCCGCAGCCGTCGCCGCCGCCGCCGTCGCAGCAACCGCCACAACAACCGCCACAACAACCGCCATAACAACCGGCGCAACAACCGGCGCAATAACCGCCGCAGCAACCGCCGCCGCCGCCGTCGCAGCAACCGCCGCCGCCATTAGATAATTTAGAGATATATAAATTTATTACTTATTTATATATGTCCCGAACGCGAAGAAAGAGGCGGGCGAGAAAAACGCGCAGAAAAAGAATTCGGCGAGGCGGCGCCATGCAGAGTGTGGTGGAAAAATCTGTCGAAACAATAAAAGACGCAGGTGGCGCCGTGCAGGGTGTTGCATCAAAATCTATAGAAACAATAAAAGATACAGGAGGCGCCGTGAAGGGTGTTGTATCAGAATCTATAGAAAAAGTAGAAGAAGTAGGTGGTCGCGCGCATGGTGCAGTAACATACGCCAAAGAAAAAGTAAAAGGGGTAGTAGTACAAGCCAAAGATAAGATAGTATCTGGAGGAGAGGAGTCAATGATGGAAGCAGGGTGTGAGATAATTGGATTAGGACCCGAAGATCCTTTAGCTGATGCTTGCGCTGCTTTAGTGGCTGCCGGCTTTACATTAAAACCTAAGATACAAGGATTGGCAGAGAGAGGAGATCTCCCAGGTATATCATGGCCTAAGAAAAACAGCTTACCTAGTATTGGCATTCCTAAGCTACCCTTTCATTTGCCTCATATTCGCCCCCTTCATTTTCCACACCTTCATTTTCCACATCTCCATATTCCAAAAATATTTCATTTTTCACGACATCCTTGGTTATGGCCAAAAGATGGACAATGTCCATCACCGCTCCCATGGAACGACTCTGCACCATCTAAACTACAAGATGTGCCCCCAGATCCCGTTGTTCCGTCAGCGCAAGCAGAATCTACACATAGTTCTGTTGTCCGGAAAAAATGGTCCTCGATGAAAAATCTGATGAAAGTTTCACCGGGCGCCCCATGTATGTTTAATAAACAATGTCCAAGTGACAAACCAAAATGTGCAAAAAATAGAAAATGGGGTATTCAAGGAAAATGTTTATCAGAAGCAGATGCGACACTACTTAAATCAGGCGCTAATCCAGCGAAAGGAGGCAGACGCCGACGTAAGAGACAGACACGGCGAAAAAAACGCAACGCGCGGAGAAATACGCAGCGACGATACTTATAGCAAAATCATTATACTAGTCTGTATAATGATTTTTTAATGTATGACTACAATAATATGTGGAAAATCATTCTTGCATCATTTTTAATCGTAAATGCATTATTTTGGGGACTCTACCCACATTGCCATGAACGCTGCAATATGGGATGCTTTATTGGACTCAAAAAATGCCCAAGCTTTCTTGTTCATATCTTGATTGGTGTCTTATTTTATCTGTCGGCAACATTTATCATGCACTTTAATTCCGTTTCAATAGCTTTTGAACAATAAATAATAGAATTATCCCAAATATAAAGATATAAATACTTTTAAAGTCCTGCTTTTCGACGGCGCTTCCCACAAAGCTTTCACAACTAACTTTTGATATTGGATTAGTTTTGCTAGGAAAATCGCATGGAGCCATATCTTGGATATCGCCATTGCTCACATGAAAAGCTGACGAACCGATAACATTCTTGGATGTTTTTGTTGGCATAGTTATCTCGGTACAAGGGGGATTATTTCCCTCCATGAATCCTCTAAAGATTGAAATAGGATTCATAGAACCTAAATCTTCAATTATACCGGGTACCAAACCTTCAAAATCGGTAAATTGCACCCCAGCGCCGGACGAGATAAAAGGAATTGATCCATCTGGTTGATTATTTATATATAGATAACGATCTACAAGTTTTCCTGATTGTATATCTTTGCATTGGCCGCCTGTTTTGAGAAAAAATTTATCACCTAAAGGTTGACCTCCTCCTTTATTTGCCTTACCTTTTCCTGTAATTAATAATTCAACATAATTAATAAGCCCTGCAATATCGTTAGATGTTGCACTTAATGTTCCTTTTGACGTAATTCCTGTCTCTGCTGGGGTAGCAACATATTTATAATATGGATAATCAGGTCCTAATAATTTTTCCTCTAACGCTTTGGCGTTTTTCGTTGCTTCCTGAAAAAAGTTAGACATAATATATATATATATTATATGTCGATAAAAGAATGTCGTATCTGTTATGAAGATGAGACAGAGACACCAAAACAATTCATACAACCATGTAAATGTAAAGGAAGCAGTGCAAACGTGCATGTGCAATGTCTAGATAAATGGCGCCAAACCAATCGAGCGCGTCTGGCTTTTATACAATGTCAAGAATGCAACACATATTACAATATAGGATATGAGTATCCAATAGAACGCTATAAGTTTCCTGTCTATATTCCATTTTATGGACATCAAGTAGGGACGCGTATGATATTTGTACTTGGTTGTTTAACTATTCCAGTAATAACAATGGGTTTTGATCCGAACTATACCTTTGTTCGTTCTACCTACATAGGTTCAGACTCCACAAAATTTATAAATTATCTTAAAAAGGTAGTAGAAAGGGAAGAGGGTATTATCGCATATTGCTATTATTATTCTTTTTTAATCTTTGTATCAGTGACTTTATTACAATTGGCAATTGGGTGGAAAGTGCATAAACGTATAGTAAATAAACAACGATATTGGAAAAAGGCGATTGTACCTTATCTTGGCACTTTATTGTTTAATATGCATTTCCTGTATCTTTATGCTTTTACTTTTGATTACCATTATTCACCCTGGCTCTTATTATCGGGTTGTTTTAGTCTTTTCAGCTATGAGATAGTGGTGATATATTGCTATGTGCATAATTACATAATAGATACCTTGAATAGGAAAAATAAAGAGCGTGTGTTAAATTATTGCGAAGAGTCTACATTTGAAATCACTCCGCCACATTATAGACAAAATGTTGTACTGCAAATAAATAATGTGCTTAATGATGCCGACGAAATCCCCGTTATAAGCGAAAGTTCTGATGACTCCGCGACTCGTGACTCTCGTGCTGAGTCGGGGTCATCAAGTATATCTTTTAGTTCTATTGGTTCAGTATCAACAGAATTATTATGAATATTTCTTCATTTTAGCCTCTTCTGAGGAAACTTTGGCTGACGATTTTGAACCGCCGGCATCCTTCTTTTTTTCCTTAGCAAGAGCACCCTGAGCAGCTAATTCTGTTTTTTCAAAAATAGGGGTATTTTCTGACCAAAGAATCATATTTTCCATTGGTTGATCAGTATTTGTTGGGGGTTTTCCTTGCGTTAAGGCGATAAGTCTATTTATGGCAGCTTCAACATCACTATGCATTTTACTGATCTTTGAGTTGGTGAGGGCAACTTGGCTGCTCATACTTCCGGCTGTACCCGCTCCACCACAGCACTTATTATCCGACGTCCCCGCTGCTCCTTGTGCAGCACCCTTTGCAGCTGCAGCTGCAATTACGGCTGTGTCCGATTTAGAAGCAGGTGCTGCCGATTTAGGATCAGATGTGGCTGGTTTAGGGCTGGCATTTTCTAATCCTTCACGCCGATTTAGAAAGCATAGTGCATGGGGGAAACATCGTGTTGGAGAGAATAGATTATAAAACAGCAACCCTAAAAAACCTATAATAACAGCTTTTTTGGGGGTCAGCCATTTTTTTGGTATTGCTATAAATAATGCTATAGCTATACCAATAAACGGAATTACACCTAATATATGTTGTAAAATACGAATAAGCATTGTATAATATTAATTCCTAAATTAAAATTATGCACTTTTTTTAGCTCCGCTAAATAACCAGATTGCTTTTGCCATGGGTCCGCCTTTTGTGGGCTCAGGGGGTGGCGGGTCAGACATCTTTTTGAGAGAATCAGCACCTTTGCCAGCAGAATTTGCGGTTTGTCGCGTTTGCTTAGAAATACTAGTAAGAATAGATTTGTTCATGGCGACACCCTTAGTGTTTTTATCTACAATAGGTTGTATGCGAGTCATTTCTTGTTTACCCCACTTAACACGTTGTTCTAGTGCATCCATGCCTTGTTTATTCGTTGTAATAAACTCCTTATCCTGTGCACATCTCTGAGCCACTGTTCCACGATCCTCGGCAGAATTTCGTCTATCTTGCGCGCTGTCCGCATCCTCTACAACATTAATACGATAAACGAGAGGAGATGCCCAACTTTTTTTGCCGCTCGCTGGATCAGTATACATAGCAACATTACCATCGTAACCTGTAGCCGTGTCCGTTGGTTTATCTTCAGTAGACCCCTGATTATTATAGGGTTCACGTATTGATAAGTCTTTTAAAAATAAGTTATATACAATTAAGCAGCCAAATCCTATAATCAAAAGATAAATATATCCCTTCATTATATTTTCCTCTTATTTTAAATTCCTGCAGAAGCTTTGGCAGAAGGTCCTTGTGTTGCCACACCTTGCGCCATTCCTGCAGTCGGATTTATGGATTTGGCTTCTTCATCGGACTTGTCCTTTTTGTGTTTTTTGTTGGAAAGTGCACTCTCTATTTTGAAATCATTTTGAATATTTGTAGAAATACCCGTTGTATTTGTTTTAACCTGTTTTTCTATTTTTGCTACACTATCCAAAAAGTCTTGCACATCCTTTGATACTTGACTTAATCTAGTCGTATTGGTATGTATACTTGCTTCCTGTTGCCCGCTAAAGCAGGTAAATCCCTCTCTCGCGGTTAGGAGATTGTAAAGTACTAGACATATAAAAAGAAGGATTAATACACAAATATATGTTTTCATTATATTATGTGGTTATTTTTTCTCTTTGTATAATAAATGCCATTGCGTAATATCAGGATGAATTTTTCAAAAAGAAATGTCCAAACAACTGCGTATCCCACATTCACCACCACACGGCGCACAAACCCCAATTTTTCCATGAATACAGGATGTTGCGTTAAAAGTCGTAATCCATTAATTGGATGGCGCAAGGAGAAAGTATGTTGCGAACCCTGTTTTTGTACTCAAGTAATCCAAGAGACAACCACTATTTCTTCTCCTGTTGCAGTTGGGGATTTGGTAACGGGAAACAGCAGCGGTGCCACTGGCACTATTGCTGGTATAACCGGGACATCTCCCGATCGTAGTTTTAATATCCAGTTGGACGATTGCGATGTTCCTTTTACAACCGCAGATAATCCAGGCATCGGCGGCGGCATAACAATAAACGGGGACTCTGTCACCAGCGGGTATGTGATTGGAACAGCATCGAAATCCCCCTGCTATAGCCAAAATACTGCCGGGTGGCAAGAAGTATTTAAGAATGTGAATGGTCCAGATTGTTGTTTACCGCGGAATCGTTCGGTTCAAAATACTGCGAGGTCGAGTCCTGCGCAGACGGCACGAAACGGCGGTGTGCCTTATAAGGTCTCGGGAAAAATCGACAAAAGTTACAACCATAATTATCGCCAATATTTAAGAAAAAGGTGCAAATTGGCATATTATGATCAAAAGGGTCAATCTAGTTTTGCATTTAATAATATTAATAATCAGAATAATATAGGTCAAGCGGCATGCTGCGGTACTGATTGCGGTCAACATTCCAATGTTGCCACATATAAACGCAGTAATTGGGGCTTTAGGCGTCAAGGTGCTGTGACGGCAAATGGTTATATAGCTGCACGCGGTTTCAAAACGGCGAACCTATGTTGTTGCCCATGCACGCAAGTGATTCCTTGGGATCCTGGTGGCGGCGTGACTAGACCAGTAGTAGGCGACATAGTTACACAAACAGGCGGCGCTGCTGGAGTTATCATTGCGATTACTGGTGCTGGATCAAGCGTTATCGCTACTATAAGACTTAATGACTGCAATAAGCCTTTCACTGGTGGAGATTTGACAGATCTCTTTGTAAATGGAAATCCGCAAGGAACAGGGCCATGGACTGCAGGCACCCCGACAACATGTGATCCACGCGACTATCCTGGACGCGGTCCTCCAGATTACCCACAGGATCCACAAGATAATCCTAAAAACTACAACAAAAAGCAGTATTAATTAGGTCAAGAGTTTAAAACCAGCGCTGTGGTTGTACTGGTATGGTAGGCGGCGGCGGTCTAAGATTGTTCATAAAAGGTTCGGGAGGTTTGATGGGAATTATGGGAATCTTTGGTGGTTTGATCGGAATTACAGGAATCTTTGGTGGTTTGATTGGTTTGATAGGAATTTTAGGTGGTTTTTGGTGGTGGTGCCCCCCATGTCCCCCAGGACGAATAAAGACGGGCCTCGGCGGACCCCGAATGAAACGCGGTCCTTGATCCACCACAACAACATCGCTCTTTGTGCTGCCTTTTAAGAGCATATATAATATGACTAAGATGCCCACAATCATAAATTCACGTGAACCTAACTTCATTATATAATTTATAAAGAAATTAAATAATGTCATAAGAAGGTTGCATATTTTTTGTTCATGGAGATCCATAAAAGAAAGATAGCAAAAATATTAATGACAATGGAATGTTTGTGATGTTCAGTCATTCCATTTTTCTTAATAAGATAAAAATGCCAAATTATACTAGCCAAGAAGCAATAAAATAATATTGTTTTATAATATTTTTTATGAGATACAATCAGTAAACCTAAGGTAATAGAGTAAATTCCCCATGCTTGCATCAGATCAGCATGTTTATAGCTTCCATTTTCATCACTTGGTAAAATAATTGCATATAATCCAAAAATTATAAAAAGAAAGTGGAGTAATTTCATATATAATAATAATATATAAATGCCAAAACTAACCATACCACAAATTAGTATGCAAAATATTCAAACAACACCATATGTTGCATTTCGTCAAGGACGCATGAGTGGAAATCCCGGACAATGTAATATTGCAGGACCTAATCCATTAATTGGGTGGCGCAAAGGCATGGGTTGTTGCCCACCCCATAATACACGCTGGCAAGAAGTGATAAAGAATACTTGTTGCGTGCCTCCCATAAAACGTATTCAGAACCGAGGCGGTATTATAGATGCTAGTTATAGCTATACGACGCGCGGCTATCTCGAAAGTAGTTGCCGGTCATACAAAGACAATGCTTTTAATTTTATTGATAATAGCGGGGCCAATACCTTTCCAAAGACTTGTAACGTGAATATTTGCCCCACTAGAGCTATGGCTACATACAAAAGAAATAATTCCCAGTTTAAGAAGCAAGGTGCTGTATCCTCGCGAAGCCGGATGAACCGCCTAAAATATAATACAATCGTGGGATCGATGCCGTATACCCAGCAATACTTTGGAGGACAAACAGCCAATAAGTCGGTATTCAAGGCAAAATCAAAGAATTGTTGCTTTTGCTCCACAGGTACTCTTAAAAATCCATGTCACGGACAGAATATTCCCTGTACATGCCCGCCGCACTAAAATTGAATTAGTTTTTGATAATATATTATTCAACAGACATAATTACAAAATGCAGTCGATTACGCATAGTATCTCGACACAAACAAAATTAGATACGCTTTTTAAGAAAGCTATCAAGCACGGACTCTTCTCATTGAATTATGACACATATGCGCATAAGGCATTTAAGATGATGGCAAAAAAAAAGGATATAACCATGCTGCATGTGCAATGGGATTTGGTAGATATCGTATCCAACTTAGAGGAGGCGCCAACTAAATTCACTGATCTTATCTGCGGCCTTTATACAGATAAGATGAAATATAAGGAAGAATACTTTAATACACAGCTAATGGAAGAAATGGAGAAAGGCCGGACAATTTTCGTGATATTCAATCTTTCCAACTACTTTCTTCTCGATGTGCAGTATGAGAAGGGGCGGGGAAGGAATAAAGTAACCCAAGATGACCGCGAATATACACATCATTGTACCTGTGCTATTTTTGAGCCAACCGATGATGGTAATTATAATTGTTTCTATATTAATTCACACGGAATCGATATGCTCGATGCCACATCCTTCGAGGTTCGTATTACTCGTCATCGGAAAAAGGAACTGAAGTTCAAGGAGCCAATTGATATAATGTGTTTGAAGGCATACTTCAAACATATGAAGGAATTTTTGGATATCCATAGTGACTCTGGTATAGTAATTAATTATAATGGTACGAAGGATTATAACTATTATGGCACAAACATCCAAGCTGGAGATAACTTTGGTATATGTTTTGCCATTCCTATCGTTATTTGGTATTATTTGAGTAATAACTATAACACTCGGCGGCTCTTGCGTAAAACGGCGGTGTATGAGAAACATGAATTTATAGTTCCTTCGGTCCGAGATATGCTATATAACAAACAATTGATTTTACTTGTGAATTCGTGTTTTGCGGGATTTCATAAGGATTATACATCTATTCTTGTTCGTCAGATGACAACCAAGCACGGGTATAGTTTGCGAAATGATACATCTTTCTGTTTTGAATTTCCAATAAAAAAACAGAAAGATATTAGTAGAAAGATCAAGTATACACGCCTTTCTCACCAAGATATGCGGATGATTGGGGAGCTGGAGAACTTTTTAGAGAAGAAGGGAACTCGTGTTGTTAAGCGTATTGCATCAGGTGTTGTGATATGCGTTACCCAAAGATATATTAAACGACTTATTGAGTCGCGCTGCTGAGAAATATATTTTTGGGGCATAAATTCCTATTATATGGAATATTATTTTTAACGCACCATTGAATACATTTATGAATGTTCGTTTGCCGCCCTTGACCATGGTAGTCACGACGCGGCATATTATTTTGTTCAATAACCAACATTGTTTTTACAATATTTTCTATTTGCTGTTGTCCAAAAATGGCATTAAACTCTGTTAGCTGAATTAAGTAGTAGTATTGTATCGGAATATCTAATAGTGAGGCGATACTATATTTTGTAAAATCTAATTTGTCGAGTACATAAAAAACAGAGAGAAACTTATCTGCAATTTTAGAAGTATTGATTGCTTTAAAGTACTTGCAAACAATGTATTTTTCTGAATTAGCATACCGGCTTGTATGGGGTTTTATAACATATACTTTTTCATAAAAGCAAGATAACAGATAAATAAGCTCTGTTGTGGAACGTAGAAAAATATCAAATACTTTCAAAATAAAACAGCCTTTATGTTTTTGCATAGTTATTGCAAATGCGATTTGGGAAAAAATAAGTCGTAAGGCTAGACTTTCTTGTTTTTCAAAGGCAATAGAAAAATCAAAACCGCCATCTGCGGTTATTAATTCTATCGAATTACCATATTTCTTTCTACAATATTTTAAATTATCTGGTTTATATAGATTTCCAGTATTATCTGCACCCCTTTCAATAATTACATTTTTATTCTTTGATAGAAAGCTCTCGGCTTTTCGCCAACCAGGAACTTTTGTGTTGCTGGAATCGAGCAATGTCATACCATAATAGATATCTTTGGGATTATTACGCATATAAACCATCGCTTCTATAAACCCACCAGGACCTTCAGCGAGATGGAATGTCTTGATATTATCCTCCTTGTATCCATCTAACAGATGGAATATATTACATATTTCGATCATTTTGAAAAAGGATCGAGAAATAGGCTTAATCTTACTAATTGAATTTTTGGTATGGGGAATAGTAGTATGTATATATTCAAAGGGGTTAGTTCTTTTTTTGATCTCATCCCATTCATTAATATATACATCAATTTCTTCTTTTACCCTATTTAAATATTGTGAAAGACTTTTATTAATGTACACTTCCTCATCATTTTGTCCAAATTTTATCTTAATATTTGACGCACTAATGTTGCAGTTTATACGTGGTAAGATATAATAACTCATACTTAATTACCTTGAATACTCTCTATATTTATTCTCTTAGAGATTTTTTTTGGCTTTTTGCTTTGTTTTCTTTTCTTTTTGGAAAATGATTGTTTATGTTCAGTCGAAGCAGATGCGTCACTCATCATGACTTGTAATATTTTGTCGGCTTCTACATGTTTATGTTTTTTAAATATGAAATATCTATTATAAAAGGAAACGCGTTTCTCTTTAGGTGTCATCTCGGCAGCGCGCCCAATATCTGGGGAACGAATTTGCTTTTCCGCAAGCTGTCGCTCCATATATGTGAAAAGCTCACCAAATAGACCCGTAGCATTGGGCATGCCTAATTTTCTCGCCTCTTCAGGAGTTACTAAGGAAAATCCATATATTTCTAGTAAGTGCGAAAGATAGGGGAAATTAACCAAATATTCGCGAAATACTTTATTAATAGATTCTTGATATACATTTATTGCATATCCAACACTTGTTACATTATTTTCAAATGTGTCGCTGCTATATTGTTTTGTAATTTCCCAAAGTTTTTTCTCATCTTGGGCAGCCCCAATACTTTCATCAACTTTTTTATTTTCGAGAGCTTCAAATATCTTCTCGCCGTCATAACATGTCCCTATAAAGTAGCCATTTATTACACAATTTTCACTTATATTTCGAATGAAGTTCTGCAATATAGTTTGATTTTCAAAGAAGTAGTGTGTGGCAAACTGACAGGAGACAATATCAAATCCATTCTTACCTTTTCCGTATTGTTTATACACGGCGCGACCTAATTTAGCAGCGTCCTTTTCGCCTTGACCTAAGATGGCGCGTAATATTTGACCTCCACTTGTTGTTGCTGCGGCACTGCCATTGCGAATATTTAAGCTGCTATTACCTTCAATAAAGAGGGCATCTGGCATATTGCGATAGCGTTTTCGATAATTAAGATATCTTGCGCAGGCCCCATCTTTTCTATTTTCGATATTATCCTTGGATATATCAATACCTAATATGAAACTTAAATGCGAATGGATCCATTTTGGGAGATCACCTGCTTTTCCAACGGCCAGATCAATTAATGTTCCGCCCCGCTCAGCTACAGTCGAGATGAGAAGACGTTTTACATACAGATTATGAAAATCGCGCAATGCCCGCGTATTAGTAGCGCCAGAGCGGCGATAATAGACATTATCATCAGCCAGTTCATCAGGAATATCTTTTCCTGTTTTCAACATTTCACTTGTTATAGGATCATGTATTGATTGCCATACACTCTGAGCCACATGAAAAGCATTCCCATAGTTCTTGATTCCCTGGCGATATTCCGCCGTCTTATCATACCTGACACGAATAGGAATCCACCGCCAAAAATCATCCCGTGTACGATCATATCTGAATTCAACAATCATATTATCTTCAAATGTTTCATGTTGATTTTCAGTTAACATATAATTATTACCATAAATATCTTGTTTTATTTTAATATTACAAATAGCCGCATTTGGATCGCTGGGATTTGTAGGATAGAAGCGGGCGGGCTTATAATGATCATTATTATAATCACGGCGACCTGACAGATATTTTCCATCGATAATATCTTGACAAGGATTGAGATACCCATGTTTACGTTCGTCGTAACCTACACGCAATATTATAGTTTTGTATTGAGCTATCTGTCTAACTGCTGACATATCTTCACCTGTTTCAAAGATATTACCAACGAATTCTTGTCCATTATCAGTTTTTTTTGTAGTGATAAGGAAATCAATTGTATTGTATTGAGGCGGTTTCCATTTAAGTGAGCGCCGCCACGTAATCTTGTGCGCCGGTGGCGTTTCGCCTATTTTATTCGACGCGACCCCTGTATTTGCCGGCGTAAATATAAGCCCATCAGTTTCATACTCAAATGCTCCATCAGCAATACTACTGAGCAGTTTGTTACAATTTACAAAGATGCCTTCACCCTTCGATTTATAGAATGTCTTGGCATTAATCTTGAGCGGAGCATCACCTGCACCGGAAAGCGGCTCCAAATCCAATGCTTCAACAAATTCCGTAAGTTCGTGAAAACGTGTGTTCGGATATTCATCTTGTTCCAATTCAGCAAAAGGTAGAGGACGCAAATCTTCCCTATTTTTGAAATAAATGTCAAATATCAAGTATTTATTAATAAACTTACCCATCTTATTATGTAAAACATGTTCACCATCAAGAATAGAATTATGCAATAAACCATTAGCTGTCTTGCTGCCAGTAAATTGTACTTTCATATCCGTAGTTAGCAAATAGACACGTCCTGCCGAATTTATAAATAAGAGTTTACGTAATCCATCGGCTTTGTCCGTCAAGGTATACGGATCGCGAATATTCGGCGTTTTAAGTTCAGGATCGGGTGAAATGATGTTTCCCATTTCGAGAGAAATGGAAGATGGACCAACAAAATCTTTGGGGCGTATGCGAGAGTCATGACCGACGCGGCCATGTATTAATTTCATATAATTTCGGAGAATCTTCATTTGTTCACTGAAGGCTATTGGATAGTTACTACGCTGCCAACCTCCCAATATGACCCGTATCGCCTTCCGCATTTTGGTAACAATATCTTCCTTCTTAATCCCATATTGCTTAATATCAGACAAAGAATTGATTTCTATCTCTATTTCGTAGTGTTCCGGATTACTAAAAAGATTAGAATCTTGGATTGTATATGCCGCTAGCATATGTCCACCCACAATTTTTGATGTCTTAACAATACTGCAATCGACTTTTAATGGATAATCTTTATGGGTAAATGTGAATCTTTTAATAAATCTATAATTTTTTTTGGAATTATCCCATTCTCTAAGCATTGATTTAACACGCCGATCAGAGATAGGGATATTATTTTCTTCCTTAAGGTCAAGACGAAAATTGAAGTCATCAAAATCAACCGGTCTCACCACTTTGTTACCAATATACTTTCGCCGCTTTTGTGTGAACGTAATATATTTTGGCAGATTTTCAACCATTATATCACCGGCGGCACCCTTTACATCAAAGCGATTTGTTTCACAAAACTTTTTAATATTACTGAGAGAAGGAATCTCTACGCGTATATTTGACATTTTAACATCTCCACTTCTAACATCAACAAACGAACTTTGTATCGTAAGACGATACGCACCTGTTGCCCGAGCACTTGTAAAACCTTTGCTTTTTAGATTTCGAATAATATTATCGAAATCAATGCGTGTTAAAGCACCACGATGTTTCGTCCCAAATTTGACTTCCAATTCATCATGTGCGTTTTCTGATATTAGGTATGTGTCCACGAGTGTAGAAAGTCGATCAGACATGAATATATAATAAATTAATATTAAAATATCTTTATTCAATTTTTAGTGTGATTAAATTATATAATATTTGCTTAGTGTATTTTTTACCAAGCGCATTCACCCCGGGATAGAGACATTTGTATATTTTGTATAGTTCAGATATTTTAAATGTCGATATACCCTTGAGAGGTTTATGAATATTCTCAATTTTCCAATAGTTTGCAAGTTCATTGGCTATATTCGTGCTTTGGAAATCTAATCCATATTTATTATTTACCTTTCTTATTATATGTGGAGTCTGGGATGGAATCGATATATGTTCATAGTAGTAATTATCAAAGATCATGATAATATTTACATTATATAAGATGCAAAGTGCAAGAAATGTTTTATGAGTTATGCAGCGATTATTCAGAAGATCATTTTCAAGATCATGGATTTTTAGTTTGTTCGCTTTCATAAGATCCTTGTTTTTTCTTAGTTTCTCGATAAATGATATTTTCTTATTTTTTTCTATTTGAAATTTATGATTACCTATCATAAAATATTCATCTTTACCTTCTAGAATAATATAGAAACACCAAAAAAGAGCATCATAAGATCGAGGGGTAAATATACCTGTTTCTTTTTTATGAACAGGTGTATTTACTTGATTAATAGTTTTTGTCACCTTTGCATTAGGTAGGTTACCCAACATACCTATATCTAATGCAAATTCTTGTAAATGTTTAATTATCATCATCTATTTATGTAAGCGCCATTTCTTTATTATTTTTAAAAAAAGAGTTAGCGTATTCTTCTTTTTTCTTCTCGACTATTTCTAGTTGGTCTTGTTGTGTTGATACATAATTTAAATAGTCGCCCAATGCAAGTATGCTCGTACTATCTAATTTATTCATATTAACAAATATACCATTTCGATTTTCTGTATACTCAACTTTTTGTTTTTGTAAGAGACGGAATACCTCTAACTGGTGAAATTTGCTTAAAGCTTGAAGTTTCTCTCGCAATATTATTAAATTGTCCATTTAAAAAATTAAAAATTATATATTTAAGTAAATATTTGCTATTTAATTTTTTTTTTAGGTTCAACAAGGGTAGCAATAATAGAAATGTATTTATCATTGAGTTCAAAACGTTGACCAATTACTTTTATCAAAATATCCTCACCTTCCTTTCTTGTGGAAAAATACTTACTTTGATATTGATGATCGCGCGCAATAAATATAACAACGGGCGATATATCGCCTGAAATTTCGGCGCGGATCCCTGCTTTTGTAACATTTTTTATAGTACATCGAATCTTCATACCTTCTACTGGGCGACATGCTTGACATTCAAATACCACATCGAAAATTACAGAATTTCCATCAATAAGCCCTGAGGAATATGTTAAGATATTAACAGAATCCCTCTTAATATATCCTTCATTTATACACTTCCCTTCTAATTTCTGCCTTAAATCCTGACTTATAATATGTTCAATATTTCCACCTACATCTTTGAATTGAACATTGACCTTTCGCGTAATGATATTTTTGAAATAAAGCCCAGTCTGCTTCTTTTTCCCTATTTTTGTAACCTTGGACATTATATATAGTATACATATTTTCTCTATTATCATTCTTCAATTTTATTGAATTTCGCACCGAAGGAGGAGAGAAACCAAGTATTATCTGGATCAATATGCTCGTAATAACGGAGGATAAGTTCTTGAATGTTGCATAATTTATGTCTTGAAAACCCTCGAGGAATGAGTATTTCAGTTGGTTTCGTCTTATTTTTTTCTATAAAATTGTATTGATGCCAATTCTCAATTGGTCCTTCAGACACCAATAAATTCAATAATTTTAATGTTTTTTGTTTTTGTTGTGTAATGCATTGAAATCCTTTACGATTGCGTTTGGACTTATTTTTAATATCAATAACTTTGTATTTGAATCCACTTCCTTTTACGCTTCCCATAAATCCTATTATGTTATTAATATTGTCTTTTTGGAATTTATCCTCGATAGCTAGATCATACATATGTCCTAATTCAACTAAATCTTTCTTTGTAGCAAGGACCCATTTTTTTTTGAGGATTAAGATTCTTTTTTTAATCTTCCGGTCTATGAGTTTTTCGGCGACAGGCAATATGAATTGTTTGGGTGACGCGGCTTGTCCTGTAGTTGCTTCAAGAACGAATGTTGACATTATAATTTCTTTCAGTCTTTTATCAAATTCGCTTAGTATTGAGCCAGAATCCCATAAGAGGTTGAGTAATTCTAATTTATTTGGATATGAAAAACCATCGAATATATGGCTATATATAAATTGTATGAGGAGATTACGATCTAAATTGAATGGGGGCATTGTAAGAAATTGGATAGAGGCATAGGATTCGGAATATTCTAAATTGTTGCATCTATGTGCAGTATGGATGCATGCTTGATATTCTTGAAGTCGATTCATGATATTGCGCCTTGAGCTAGGTTTGGGTTTTTTGGCGCTACGTGCATCTATTAGAACGCGTTTATATGTGAGAGGCTGTGCGCGATCAAAATATGGTATTTGAGTATTTTCGATTTCTAGAGGCTGGAACATATAGTACTCACCAATATTGACTAAATTACCAAGGCGACCGAACATATCTGTGACAAACTCATTTTTATCATCAATTAAATAGCTCAAAGCTTCGTCGATTTGCATCATTGGATAATCCTTGCGAACTCTTATGTGTGAAATGAGATCATGTCGCTTGTATATAAACTGGTCTTTCATAAGGGAGCGTATTCTCTCCACGATTTTATCCATATTCATTATTATAAATCTTTCATTATATGTGTCATCATTTATTTCACGAATGTCTCCTACCGGTACACAATTATATTTACATGTTTTCATATAGTCGCAAAGTGCTGAGTATGGTTTGCTTTTAATATTAAAATCAATAGCTGCTCCTGTTGGAACTGATGATAGTTGCTGTTTTACAATCTTATTGATAGATAGATTATTGTAGCTGCTGTTCAAATAGCAATCGATAGCATTTTCTTTTAGAAGACGGCTTACTTGTCCTATTTGGATTGCTTTATCGTAAGCTTTTCTATAAATATATAGATCGGCGCTCTCCCGTGGATCTTTTCCGGAGAGAAGGGTGCCGTAGAGGTATATTTCAACATTTCTTTTAATAAATGGAAGCGCTTTATGACTACAATTACGTACACCCCGACCAATAACCTGTTCTATTCGATTTAAATTAAACCAAGGTTCTAGAATATGAACTTGTCGAATATTTTGAAAATCAAGACCTTCAGCGCCGGCTCTTGAAATGATCACAACTTTGACTTTTTCACCATTTATATTTTTTGCATTGGTGATTGCCGCCATTTCATTTTTATTTTTATTTGGCGAGAGACTATGGTCACCAGTAATCATAGCATATTTTGCTGACCAAAATGGGCCATCACCACTTTTTGGGCGCATAGTTTTATAATCTACAGGTGGATGTGGGGCAGTTTTGAAAAGCGATTTACGCCCGTAGCGCTGAAATCCCATCTCTTCGAGAGCAAGCGCAATCGGAATACATCCCGCATATATAAGATGTGAATAGATGAGAATTATTCCTTCTGATCTTTGAACGCTATGCATAATAGTAGCTATTTTGCTACTATACTTTCCTATTTCTGATGGCGAAAATATACGTCCATGTTCTTGAAGTATACTATTTTTATATTTAAAGTTAGATGTCTTTTTGTTAAAAATCATTGTATTCTTTAATCCATTTACACCATAAAGTAAACTCGTATTTGTAATAGGAAGTGTATAGGGAAAAATCATATTTAATCCTTGAATTACTATTTCTAGCATTTCATATCCTAATGAGGCATCAGTTTTTTTTATTTCTGCTAGCTTACCTTTAATCGTTTCTACAAGAGCAGCGTATCCAACTTCCTGATATTTCTGAATGTGAACTAAAAAAAGATCGAGATGTGTTGGTAGGTCGAGAATAACTTCATCATTTATTTGTTTGGAAGGATACGATTTATGGGAATTTGCTAACATATTAACAAGCGAGGATTTTGGCGCAAATTCAGTAGGCCATAAACGATATGGAAAAGTATATGGATTTTGACCCCGTAGATATGAGATATATCCAATACATCTACTAGCTAGATATTTCTGCCCACTTTCTTCACCCTCATCAGATATTATAAACTCTCCTTTTTTATTAAATACTTCTTTTCTTAATACGGGAGGTCTTCCATCATTTATATTTAAGATATTTAAAAGCCAGATAATCTCGTCATGACTATTGTACATGGGTGTTGCTGAGAGAAATAGTAATTTCATATTTTGTGAAGCTTTTACTACTTTCAATAAATTTATGGCTACACGTTTTTTTGGGTTTAGTGCTGTATGTCGAATATTATGAACTTCATCAATAATGATAAGGGTGTCAGAAAAATGTTTTCTTAAAGTGCGCATCTCTGCCTTCTCTCCCTTTGTAGTAGACAACATTTTTCCTACAATATTTGAAAATTCTGTATACCCCATAAAGCGATATGATGCTCTTATTATTTTATTTACTTCTTTGATAATATTTTCCTTTTTTAAATTTTTCATACTCATTGGATTGATTTCTCTCAAATATGACTTTCCTGTGCACCCACGTAGATTCCAAATTCCATTTTCTTGTTTTAGTTTTCTTGCATCAAATAATTGCGTTTTGAAATTCTCTTTTACATTAGGAGATGCTATAATGATAATTTTTTTATTACTATTTAGATGTTTATAATACTGCCGCGTCTGTTCGGCAACAGAAATAGCAGTACAAGTTTTTCCAGTTCCGAGCCCATGAAATAAAAGCACACCATTATAAGGCGTCATACTCGAGAGAAAATTGCGCATGAATTTTTGATGAGGCATCAATTCAAATTCTTTTTCGTTACAAAGAAAATTTCCATGCGCCTCTACATTATCAATCACTTCATCGGGAAATTTGGTATCATAAAATTCTCTTTTTTCGGCTATTTTAATATTGAAGTCTGGTTGTGTTAATAAAGGATATAGGAAGTTATATCGTTCCTTTATCTTTGCGTCATCTTTATTTTCTGTTGTTGCCATAATACTAATATATTATGAGATTAATCTATATTTTTCTAGAGCATTATTAATTTGCACTATAACCTCTTTTTTTTCTAAATTATATGGGCGTATATGCTTAAGACAGCTCTCTAAACTCATCCACCTAACTTCACTAACTTCAGTTTGTTGAAAAGTGGCAGCAGGTTTAATTTCATTGTGGATGTAACTTAAATAGTATTTATGCTTATATGATTTAAAGTTAGATCCCGTAAATGTTTCTTCAAATGGAATAATATTTTGTATAATGTTAATACTTTTCCGATTATATCCTGTTTCTTCCTCAAATTCTCGGAGTGCGCATGATATATCATTTTCTTGGTAATTGCGCCTTCCTTTTGGGAACCCCCACTCTGGTGTTTTCCATATCACATTACTCGTGATAATCAAATCTTTCAGATTGTATTGCTTTCCATTTTTTAATTGAATCCCACTTGACAATTGTTTAAATTTTTCTTTGGCAGATAGTTCTTCACTACGATATTGCATGCCCACATACTCTCCCCATAAGGCTGTCCAAAGTGTTTTGAAATCTTTGGCAATTAAGTCATTTTTCTCTGTTTCAGTCATTTCATTGATGAGATTTTGTAACAGCAATAAATTATGCACCTTATACTTACCGCGCATGAAATCGACATAGCCTAAACTATTTTTTCTACAAATCATGAGATACTCGCGCCGCCCTGAAGCCAACAGACGAAAACAAACAATACCAATACTCGTTATAGGTCGTTTGCATTGATGATATAAATGTCCCTGTTTTCCACAATTATTACAGAAGCTATATTTGGTCATTATATGTTTAAATACAATAGTTTTTATGTTCTTTCCTTATAATGAATCCTGAAGTTTGGGGTCCGCACTATTGGTTTTTTTTATTTACTATTTCAATGAATTATCCGCAACGTCCGACCACAGTGACAAAGAAAAAGTACTACGAGTTTATTCAAAATTTTCCATTGTTCATACCATCGGAAAAAATAGGAAATAATTTTTCCAAATTATTAGATAAATATCCGGTAACCCCTTATCTTGATTCTCGCATGGAATTTATGAAGTGGGTGCATTTCATGCATAATAAGATAAATGAACATTTAGATAAGCAAGAGGTAGATTTTTATGATGCTTTAGAATTATACTATAAACATTATGAACCAAAGGATATGGTTGAAAAAAAGCGTGCTCACCTGCGACGGAGAAATATAGATATATCAATACTTGTTATTATGAGTTTCCTAGTAATTTATTGCATTAAAAAATAAATAAGTTAGTATATATAATGAAAGCTGAACTTTTGATTTTCGGCATTACAGGATTTTTGGTTGTGAATACATATTATGATGGTAAATATACACAAATACTTCAAGGTTGGCAAAAATATCTCAAGATGGCAATGTTTGCTTTTATAGGTTTATCACTTTATGTTTTAATTAAAAAGAAACCTATTGAATCCAAAGGATTGCTTAAACATGCTAATGATATTATTCGCTATATGCCAATTGATAAGAATACTGCTAATCTAATATCACCCATCTTTGATTTCACAAATGCTCATCAACAAATACATGGCGAAAATCTAGCACCACAGACAAAACGAATGATGAATTCAGGAGGCATCTCACATTCAAGATCCGTCAGCGAAACAAAGAAAAAATTCGTTGCAGCACAACAAAATTGGAAATGTTCACATTGTGGTCGCCAATTAGATGCTAGTTTTCAAGTTGATCATAAAATTAGATTAGCAGATGGGGGGACCAATCATGTAAACAACTTAAATGCTTTATGCCCAAATTGTCATGGTAAGAAGACGACTATGGAGAATATGAAATAAATAATCTAAGTTCAAATTAATATGGATATATTTGATATATTTGATAAAATTTTTTCAGCAATATCACATTTAAATTTTTTAACTATATTCTTGACGATATTTACTTTATCAATGATAGGTTTGTTAATTTTATTGGGATTTTCCACGAGCAAAAGCCGCATAGAGTATTATAATTATGCAATGAATACAATAAAAACAATAATTAATTGGGTTAAAAAAAAATTAACACCACTTCTTTTACTTATTAATACACACCCTTTCCAATCGGTTTTATTGCAATTTACCATTTGTTATTTAATATTCTTTTCATTATTTATTACTCACCCATGGCCTATTACCAAACGTTGGCCGAAGACTACAAATACCTTATTAATTGGCGGCTTAATACCACTCATCATCATCCTATTTGTTCAGTTTAATGTTCCTTTCTCAGGCGGCAAGGCACCAACATCATTTCTGAAGAATATAGCACATCTTGAGAAAAACTATGGCAAATATGGCTCATTTCTAGTTAGCACGTTTATTATTGTCATCTTTAGTGTGGCATTGAGTTATTTAGCAGCTACACAGACCGATGTTTCGTACTTTTTATATAGTCTTCTTATCCTTGGTATTGTTATCGCAGTTACCACAATTTTATTTAACGCTTTACGAAATCATTTACCAAAAGGTTTCCCTTCACCGACACAGATGTTAATGACAATCGTCTTCGTCATTCCTTCAATGATTTTAAAGATAATAGCGAATGACATACACACAACCTCTCATGAAACGAGGATGCTCATTTTAGTCGAGTTATTTGTATTATTTATCTATTTCATCCTCCCACGCATTGTAAATAAGCTGTATTTGACAAATCCAGGCGATGAGGAGCACATCTTACTAATGAAACAACGTATTAAAGGTGTTGAAAATAGCATTAGCAATAATGAAAAGGCATTACATGATAGCAAGGGAGGAATAAATGTAAAGTGGGCAGCAGTCCCAAATTTAGGTGACGAGGATGTGAAATTGATGCTGTTTGGTTTAGGATATACGACTTCAAATGTGGAGGCGATGTTGCGTTTTGTGAGGAGTAATCAGAAAGCTGTAGGCGATTTCACTGAGAAGGTTCGGGAGGAGAAACATGAGTTAGCGATATTGCGCAAGGAAATGTTAAAAGATAAGGTCAAAGATTCCTCCATATTGCTGCGAGATCCAATCTTCACAGATATTCGCACACCCATTGGAAAATTTGAGAACTTAAAAAAAGGGAATGATTATGGGTACCAATACACCCTCTCCTCATGGATATTTTTACATGAACAACCTCCTAATCATAGCTATAAGTATAATAAATTTACCTCTTTATTAAATTATGGCAATAAGCCAAATATTACCTACAATATGAAGAAGAATCTTTTGCGCATTACTATGTTATCGGGAAAAACCAAAAAAATAGTTTATGAGACGAATAATTTTAAGATGCAAAAATGGAATAATGTTGTGATTAACTATGATAAGGGGACGTTAGATATTTTTATTAATGGTCGTTTAGTTTCTACAACAGCAGGTATCGTGCCATATATGAAAATAAGTGAGGTTGAAGTGGGAGAGAAAGATGGGTTGAGCGGTGGTGTTTGCAATGTTGTTTATTATTCTGGCAATCTATCTCGCGAGCGTATTGAGGTTTTTTATAATTTTTTGAAGGATCGTAATCCTCCTGTAGTGATGGCGTCTACAAGCGAATTTTATAAGCATATTGTCAAACGTGGAGAAGATTTTTATGATAAACATTCTTGGCTCACAATTGCGGGGACATTGGTAATAGGATATTTGGTTTTTGGATATGGTTTTAAAAAGCATATTCCGTCATCTTTAACCACAAAAATAGCGAAAACCAAAAATGCGTGCCCACCTTATAATATGCGTTATAAAATTGTATTACCCAATAAAATATACAATCCTTCAAGGTAAAGTATGGGGGCGACGCGATGTATGTAATAAATAATCCTTTAGTAATTTAAATTTGTGAATAAATTTTGGTCCTCTTTAGGAGTATGGTTATATACACTATTTAGTTAATCATTCATAATTAATAATTCTCATATTAGAAATTATTAATTAATTTTGATTCTTTAGAAACTTTCTTTGCCTATAATATAGTCATGGCAATAAGTAAAATAATACTAGGTGTTGTTCTCGTTATTGTAATTTACTTAGTTTACAAGTGGTTTTTTTCAAGCAAAAAATCTAAATCTTTGGTCTCTTTACACAACGCAAAATCGGCGCATCGTATCGGCGCGAATCGTTTAGGGAAAAGCACGCAGAGCTATAGTTACTCGATTTGGATGGCAGTCGAGGATTGGAACTATCGCTTTGGAGAGAAGAAAATTGTGTTCAGTAGGACACAGGGTGGTGTTGTAGGACCACAATTAAGTTTGGGCGCGCAGGAAAATTCGCTCGCTGTTGAGATTGGTACCTTCCCTGGTGGAGCTGCAGAGCAGTGTGAAGTGGCCAATGTGCCATTGCAGCGCTGGGTAAATGTTATTATTGTTTTGCATAATAAAGCGCTTGACGTATATGTTGATGGCAAACTTGTGAAAACTTGCATTATGGAGGGTGTGCCCAAGATTGCAAGTACTGCGCCAATCTTCCTCTGCCCTGACGGCGGGTTTGCGGGATCTGTGTCTAACTTCCGGTTCTTTAACCATGCTTTAAATCCGCGTGAAGCTTATGAGATTTACCGCGAAGGTTATTCAGGCGCCAATCTGTCCTTCTTGGAGAAATACAGAATAAAACTGGCCTTCATGAAAAATAATCACGAGATAGGAAGTTTAGAAATCTAATTTCTTCCTTATATTATATATATGTCAACAACAACTAAGAAGTCGAACTGGGCTGCTTTAGGGGAATTCAGGGGCGGTGCACAAAAATTTCTCCAGAGTAATACACTCGTGGCTAAATTTGCAATTGTGATACTTGTGCTTATTGGGTTTGTTCTCCTGCTCCGTTTAGGAACTGAAGCGCTCCAATGGGTTTTATCTCCAACCAAAAGTCCTTATTTAATTCGAGGGCGAAAACAAAATACAAAAGAACTGACGACCATTCCACAAAATCCAGCTGATGGTGCAAATGCAATCACACTCGTTAGATCTGCCAACGAGAGATATGGCATCGAGTTCACTTATTCCACATGGATTTTTATCAGCGGTCTCGCATATAAATCTGGTTCCATGAGGCATATATTTAGCAAAGGTAACGGCGATGTCGGAACCAATGGAATGATGATGCCTAACAATGCACCAGGTTTGTATTTGCACCCCAAGAAGAATTCGCTTGTGGTTATCATGAACACCTATAATTCCATCGATGAGGAAGTCGTCGTAGATGATATCCCCCTCAACAAGTGGCTTAATGTAATGATTCGCGTTGAAGGTCACATTCTCGATGTATACGTAAACGGAACTATAGCAGTACGTCATAAACTACAGGGCGTTGCCAAACAAAATTATGGGGACGTGTGGGTGACAGCAAATGGTGGGTTTGATGGCGAGTTGGCTGATTTGCGGTACTTCGATTATGCTTTGAATACAACAGAAATCGCAACCATTGTCGATAATGGACCCGATATGTCAACAGATCGCCCTACGCAGTCCACACCTGTACCACATTACTTCGCTCTGCAATGGTATTTCAATAATGCAACAGGAAGGTAAACACAATAATTGGTTAATATTTTATCAATTATTGTCTTAGTTCTGGGTTTACACAAATGGCGCGTGTTGGAAATAATTGCCCGGACATACACTCCTTCGCCTTTTTTACTTCAATACAACTACGAATTCCTTGCCACGATCCAATGTAGCAATAGCCTTTATGAGGCTTCCTTTGTATCTCACTATCACCAGTAGAATCAGGGGCTACATTGCGTTTGCGTTGACCTCTCCGCCCGCGGGCGCGTCCGCCGCCACCATCAACTGCTTTAGAAAGCGGTGATACCACAGCTGCTGCGCCGCGACCCACTTCTTTGCCCGTCTTTTTCACTCCACCAACGATCGCCTTTCCTGCTTTATCAGTCTCTTTTCCCAGAAATTTTAGTGTATTCTTAGTTCCCTTCTCTATTTTTTTTTCAGCAAATCCTAAGTATTTGCCGAATACATCAGTTCCCTTTGCTAAATAAGTAAAAATATTAAATCCTAATAGCGCCAAAACAATAATTAATGCTATAATTTTAACTATATTCCAGAAATCCATATAACAAAAGTAGATATTTTTTTTTATTAAAAAGATACATCTACTTAAATGCCCCCTCGTGTATCATTAGGATTATTTTTTAATAGCTGCGCTGTACTACATAGCTGCCTATTGTGTTTTGATGTTCGGTTATGCCAGTAAAATCTACATTTCTTGTAAAGAGAATTACTATAATGAAAACAATCTATGTCCTTTCTCATTAATCTGCGACGAGTTTTATGTAATCTTGTATTATTCTTTCTCAATTCTGATTTGAAAAACTTTGCAAAAATATCCATTTCTGCGCTTCTCTCTGGATGCCATTGGACGCCATAAAAGGGGTAATAGCGGCCCTCTATAGTCGATACGAATTTGTTCCCTTTCCTATCAGGGCTCCATGACACGATTTTGTAGAAATTATCTAGATTTTTATGTTTCTTAAACTTAGCGGGGCTAATACCCATTTTATGATTATTTAATGTACAGCATTTTTTCTCTATTTTACGGATTATCTTAGCATTCATATAACGAATCATACGGCTGCGTCGACCTTCGGGAGTCAAGTGAAGACGTTCCATGAGATTTTTGAATGAGTCAAAGCGGGTCAATAGATGTTTTAAATCATCATGCTCGTCGGCAATAATCATCATTTGTTGCATGCCCATACAACCGCCCCATATAGGAAAATAATGCCCCTTGTCATTTTGTTTCATTGCTAATTTAACAAATTTTTTGCAGCACTTGTAATAGGCTTTTTGTGTACCCGCAAATGCACCACCACTCGGAAAATATAATCCATTAATCCGGCGCATGTAATAGTTAAATTTCTTCGTAGTATAAGGAATTGCTATAACTCTGATGCCCTGTCGCTTTAACCAAGAAATATGCGACGTAGCAATGTAAGAATCACCACAGACGCTAAAATACTTTTTTCCCGGTGTGAGTGGTACGGAGATCATGCCTACAACTAACTTTTTTTTATTTTTGTTTGTCTTATTAAAAAGTCGTTTCTTTTTTCGTGTTTTTCTACTCATATATACAATTTATATAAAAACGCACAGAAATTAATTAAATAGAATTGTAATATCATCAAGCAATACATGTGGGTCAAAGACGGCGATCTGATCATGTATTTCACACACACGTGTGCGTGCCTTCCAACGTTGTCGACGTAATTTCCCACCCTTTGCAAGAATATCCCGATATTCTTTGCGATACTCTCGCCAAGCTAAAATAGATTGTTGCTCTTTCTCTCTGAGTTGCTTTTCCTTTTTAAAAGCTTTTTTAATAACGTCTGGGGTTGTATTTTTGCGTGATAATTTTCTAAGTATATTGACGCGTGCGCGGCGTGTGGCAAAATGATATTGTCTATCAGGTGGTGCTCGACAGAGGGGGCAAGTGCCGGGCACACCGCGCTCGTGCTGATGCTGAGGATGCACATAGACATCACGCGGGCTCCGAAACCAAAGAATAGCGCACTCTACGTGAAATGTATGACCGCATTCTTGTAGTGTATGGATAGGAGTACCCGATAAATCGGTACGACAAATAGCGCAGATTTCACTCATTCTAGATACTAAAATGTAGCTATTTTTGTTTATACTCTTATTTGCGATGAAGAATATGATTCATTGATTGCATTTTTTCTAATTTGCTGATAGTTTTTTCCAAATTACCTTCTGTAAATGAATTATTAAAGAGATACCCTGTTTTGGGGGCTTGTTCATTATTCTTTACTTGTTTGTAGATAATATTGATTTTATTTTTAATGGTTTCAATTATTTTTTGTTCTGTGTAAATGGGTGTTTTCATTTCTACGTGTTCTGTTAATAAGACAATGGCAAAATAGATTAAGAACTTGCGTTTTCGTTTACAACCCAATGTAAAATGTATACAAAATAGATTAAGAAGGGCGAGAATTATATTCTTGGTACCATCTTTCTTTTTATTGGCTTCGTGAATAAAAACTTCCCAAATGATCCATATTACATCCATTTGTTGATTTGATGCAACTGGTACAAAACCTCGTCTTTCGACCCGACATTTATCTTTTTTGGCAATGCATATTCTCTCAAATTCTAATATCCATTCGACCCAATAACAAGCCTCATTCATATTACGAGAGTCTATTGTAATATGGTAAGCTAGTTCATTAATTGCGATGAATAATTCTTTGGGGTCGCCCTTTTGAAATGTGGGTGATGCATATGAGACATTGTCGGCTTTTAATTTGCTTGTTATATTTTCCATATGAAAATCGCTTTTGTTAATATGATGACGATCAAGGCTATTTTTTTTTTTTGATAGACATAATATGCTTAAAACCTCTGCAAATAGTTGTCTAATTTTAATATTATTACGTAAACGCATTTCTTGTCCAACATATCCATTCATAACAATATTTTTGAAGGTTTGAAACCTTAACTCTATATAAAGAGGGAGCTTAGGGTTCCCTAAATGAATATTATTACTCATAAAATGCAATATTATATCCCAAAGGTCAATGAAATGTCCTGCACATATAAATTCAGCGCCCCAATAGCATGCCGGCTCTAGTTTGCTTTCGAACAGAGACTTTAGAAGCTCTTTTTTGACATCATTCTTTTTAAATTTTGAGAATGTAATGCCTCTGAAGTCTTTTTTTTTTCGTATGTCATTTATTTCATTTTCATTCATTATATTTACTTTAATACAAAAAAAATACTATTAATACATATAAGGATGCTCACTATGAACAAAATATCTAAAATCTATTCAAAATCTTCTATATGGACACAAATGTTATTTTGGGTATTTATTCTCTTACTTGTAGCGGTGTTGGTTGGAAAATATCGTCCTGTACGCGAGGGATTTATCCAGAAAGAAAAATTTGTATTAAAGGAAGGGAATGCTATTTATGATAATTTTTATGCTACTATTTATGATGATCTTGTGTTTAGTAATATAAAAAATGATTTCGAGATTGGTGAAATAGTTAATATCACCAAGCCATCGCAAGAAAGTCTCATATTGGATGTCGGATCCGGATCCGGGCATCACGTAAACGCTTTCAATCGCCGGGGTATAAATGCTATAGGTTTAGATATCTCTCCTGATATGGTCGCCAAAGCAAAAAAAAAATATCCTAATTGGGAATTTAAAACCGGTAATGCTCTCGACTTTATGTTATTTCCCGCAGAATCATTCACACATATTACATGCCTCTATTTTACCCTTTATTATATCAAAGATAAGTTGAAATTTTTTCGCAATAGTTTTGATTGGTTAATGCCTGGCGGGTATTTAATTATACATCTTGTAAATCGAGATCAATTTGACCCCATATTGCCTGCAGCAGATCCTTTGACATTGGTATCCGCCCAAAAATTTGCAAAGAAAAGAATAACAAATTCGTTAGTAAAATTTAAGGATTTTGAATATAAAGCCAACTTTGAATTAAATAAGGCGGATGATGAAGGGATTTTTACAGAAACATTCAAAGACGATACGTCCAAACATGTTCGACAAAATGTCCATACACTCTATATGCCTACGCAGAAATATACCCTTTCACTTGCAAAGGAGGTAGGATTTATATTACTAGGTAAGATTGATATGGTCGGCGCTCAGTATGAGTATCAATATATATACATATTACAGAAACCTGAATAGATTAGGAGTGATAATATAAATATTATATATACATTTATAAATTTATATGATGACTATGTACATCCTATTAGTTCTTCTTATCCTGTATGCCCTATTTATAATTATTTGTAAAGTAAAATTTAGATTTTGGTCTATACAACCTGTTTTTCATTTTTATAATCTTGGTTATTGGTTCTTTCCGCCCGGTATTATTCAACATGAAATACCCAAAAGTGGAGGAAAATTTTATGATCCTTATATTGAATTTGCAGCGTTTAAAGTGCAAACAGCAGAAAAAAAAGATATATTTTATAGATTGAACAAGCAGCATTATCTTACTGATAAAGATACTCATTATCTGCCACCTCGTGAGGGCATATTAAGTTATTTTCAAGGACACCCACATTCTTGTTTTCTAAGTTTACTGCAAGACTACCAACCACTAATTAACTATAAGACAAAACAAGTCACTCCATATTATAAATGTATTGGATCTATGACAACGCGGCCATTACAGGTGTCGCTCTTTGGAAAAAAATTGGATGTCTATTATGTTGATTACTTATGTGTAGCCAAGCAAAAACGAAAACAGGGCATTGCGCAAAAACTCATTTATACACATTATGTTAAAAGTCGCCAAGAGCGCTCAATCTCTGCCTATCTTTTTAAAAGGGAGGGGGTTGCTACCTTTATTGTGCCTATGACATGTTACTATACGTATGGGTTTTATACTCATAATTTCAATATTCAAAAGGATCCTGCACCTCCCCTCGCTGTGACTCCTTTGACCTTTCATCTATTTTATAATTTCATGCAGGAGGTGGCACCAAATATTTCTTGTTATGTTCATGCTGATTTTTCAAATATAAAATATCTACTTGAAAAAAAGCAACTATATATATATTTACTGCAGGATCATGGAGAGGTGTGGGGATGTTATATTTTTCGTAATCCTTATACCAAATATAAGGATAATGGTATGAGCGTTGACTTAGTGGCTTCATATTGCTCAGATAGTGAACATCGTTCCCTTTTTACTAAAAAATTTTTCAGTTGTCTTTCTCTCATCCCATATGATTATAAATATTTACTTGTTGAAAATCTCGGACATAATATCTATATTTCACAATTTCTTAAAAAAAAGTATACTCCTTTCTTGAAAAGCACGACATCATATTATTTTTATAATTTTGCCTACAGACCATTTCTCTCAAAAGATGTATTTGTGCTGGCATAGTTTGTGGCTATCTGGTATATTTGGCGGCGCGCGCGAAGGAATCTACGACAAAAATAACGAATATGCCTAAAAATAGATATAATATTAGTTCTTCTGCGACATTGCCAGTTTTTTCATCTTGTTGTTCTTCTAATAGATGGATCATATAGTTTAGTTTTTTCATGAGTGCATCTTTCGGTGCATCAATACGAGGATTGTCCGTAGGATTGGTAAAATATGGTACGTACTGGTTATAGTATTCTTGGTTGGGTGGTGTATAGGCGCCCTCTGGTAGTTGTGTGAAACTTTCTATAGGTACATCAGTGTTCTCTTTCTCATTCTTACGTTTTAAGGGTGCGGGTTTTTGTGGATGTGCTGGGTATTCTTGTGGTGTAGCTGAAAAATCGGTGGGACCAGAGGGATTGTCCATAGCTTCTAGAAAGTTTTGTACCTTTTTACTAACAGGTTTTTTTTTATATGTTCTATTTCTTTTATTATTTTTTTGTGACATTGTTGATTGTTCATCATATATTGAATATTGTAAAGGTTGAGACATTCTTATAAAAAAATAAGATTATTTTTTGTTATCTACACGGAAAAATATACTTGGATATATATATAAATGAAATTCGCGCTTGAAGCTACATTAATCATCATTTTGGTAGTACTTATGTATAAAAGTCCTTCTGCTTTAAAAGATTTTGCTGGATCCGTTTTAGGCAAAATGATTTCTCTTGGCATTATTGCATACATTGCTATGACTCATGGTAGAAATACCGGATTGATTTCCGCATTTATATTTATTTTATTAATCCATAACGAGAAAGAAGGATTAGAAAATCCGCCTAAAGCAGCTAAAAAGAAAGGGAAATCGGAAAAGGCGGCTTCTCCCAAAGAGACGCTTAAAACGAAAAAGGGCGGGAAGAAGGAAGGATTGGGTCGATCGACTATGCTTAAACCAAAGGCGGTGAGCCAAAAGAACATCGTGGATGAAGATAGAAAAAGGAAGGTAAATGCATTATTGAAGTCTCAAGAGGCGCGGGGGCAATTTGGGGGTGAGAGCAAAGGGATGGTCGGAAAACCGGAAATTTAAAATGCCTTTATAATATAATGAAGCATCACATACATTTTCTCTTGATAGCTGCCGTAATCATTTTTCTATTTATTGAGTTAAATCGCTACGGACATAAGAAGAAGGTTGAAGCATTTACTAATGACATTCGAGGATTTAAAAATCGGAATAAAAGAAAGCTAAGACGAGCTGTACGTGACGGCTTTACACAAATGAAATCTTTTTTATGGTAAATATTTAATATACATGTATATTAAGTATGTTTGATTGGTTGGGTAAAGCTTTCCATAGTTTAAATTCTAGCCGTTTTTTTGCTGGATTGGTCATGTTACTCCTTAATATTGGCTCAAAATATATAACAATTGAATTGACGGCAGCACAAAAAAAGCATTTACAGCATAAATATGCCCGACAAGCATTGGTTTTTGCTATATCATGGATGGGGAGTCGCGATATTCTGAAGGCACTTGCCTTAACAGCGATATTTAATGTTTTATCAGGTCATTTATTGCACGAGGGCAGTCCTTATTGTGTTATTCCGCATAAGTTTCGTAAATTTGAAAAAGCTCTGGACTTGGATGGTGATGGCAATGTGTCTCAGAAAGAGATAAATGGTGCTATTAAACTTCTCGATAAGGCAAGAAAAGAGCGTCGAAAGCGAAATCATTTGCGAATGTTGGAGGGCTTTGATGGTATCTATTAATTTTCTTTAAGATCTTGTTTTGGTATATTTTCTTCAACCAAATCTTCTAATTTTTTAATACGTATTTTTAGATTTTCAATAGTTGGTTCTTCTGGAATATCATAATACCAATTATAAGCCCATGTCACACTATTAAAGCTAAACTTTCCTAAAGTGTAAATTAATTCTGCTGTTTCACTTAATAAAATACCTATCATAATATAAGCTATTTCGAAATTATATTTAAAGCATCATTTGTGATTTAAATATGAAAAAAGATCATGTGTATCAATAAGAAATCTCATGTCGTATTGATAGAACGCGGCAATCAGGATAGTTCAAATTATAGATTTAATGATACGGTGTTGCGATTTGAGCGTGGTTTGCGTTTCGAACGTTGTGGGATATTAACATTTCCTTTAATATCTTTAAGTTCTTCAATGCTAATGGTACTGCGCTGATCCTCCTTTTTTTCTTTCTGAATATTTATGGTTTTTGTCTTTAGTCCTGAGAGAAGATCATTTATATTTTCGGGTCCCTTCATATCACGACGCGGTTTACGCGCTGATTTTTCAACACTATTAAACGCGCTTTCCATATTTACAGCATCGGGAAATTCAGGGCGACCGCGGCTCATACCGATATCAGGCCGATTTGCTGGACCAGGACGCGGCATCGGCGGCGGCATTCTACGAGGACCGCCGCCATTCATCGCCATGCCCATAAAGTTACCAAATCCTGGACGCTCTTCTCTCATGGAATGCACAGCAGCATTGGTGAATTGTTGCATTAATTCAGGATTCTGACGCATGATGTCATCCATGCCAGGCAATGAAGACTTGAACATGGTATTGGTCATGTGCAACATCGCTGCACTTCCTCCCAACATAAATAGGAGTTTCAATTCCGGTGCTATTTTTGCCTTTCCTGCATACTTCTCATGCAATTCTCCAAAGACATCATCGTAATCATCAATATTTTCGTTCACAGCTTCTGCCCAACCATCTAGTTTTAAATCAAAAGGATCGAATTTTGAATTCAGAAATTCAATAGCCGATACAGCAGCCATTAACATCTTCGATTGGAATTTTACACTACTTTTCTTTTCACTTTCCGACTTTATCATTTCATATTCACCTTTCATCTCGGCAAGGGGGCTTTCCATTGTATATTTTTTTGTTAACGTTATCCCTTTCTTTGCCAGAGCTTCTAGTTTTCTTAAATAAATAATCTTCTCTCTTAAAATTTGCTCTGTTGTCATTCTGGGTTGGGTCGGAACTTCGGTATTTGGGTTAACTGGGATATTGTTGAATTTTTTAAAACCATCCCACGTCTCAGTCTTCTTCTTTGCTTCCTCGGCAGTTGATACCCCAACTCCTGATGGTGCGACGCCCGGCATGGTGCTAGTAGTACCATGTGGTTGGGGAGTTATAGGTTTCATCTTTCTTGTATTGAGTTCTTGGATATTTAAATTTAAGCCGGGTGCGGTTGTTCCCAAAGCAGCAGCGCGGGCGTCTGCCATTGAGCGCCGGGGGGTGGTTACTGCTGAGATCTTTGCATTCAAGGAACCCAAATCTTCTAGAGTAATACTCGGCGATTGTCCATCTCTGCTCTGTTTTTTAGGGTTCATTAGCATCTCAATACCAGGCCCGAAGTTGACAGATTTTTGTCGCATTGCAGGCAGGGAGCTTAATTTAACAGCGCCTGTCGGTGCGGGAGAGCTGACATTCAGTCGTGGACCCAGTGTTCCCGATGCACTCAAATTAATTACATGCGGAGAATTGCTCGTCATTATTTATGTTTAAACTAGAACTTATAATTTTAAGTAAGACGCAGCGCAAATTATATTAATTGAAGATCAGATAAATACCAAATCCCCTGTAGAAAAGAATCTGCTAGATCATCCTTTTTTTTATGACTCATAAAAAATTGCTGCCACTTATGGAAATTTGCATTTTCAGCCAATTGGTTTTTTGTAACGTGAATCCCCAGTTGCTTTCTTTGATTATATGTTGTTTTTCCATTTTTAATAAAATTCTTCAGTTTATTGCAGGCTGCAATCTCCCTTATAGTTTCTACACCTTCCTCAATAAAGTGCTGCATTACCATACCCTGTATCGTTTTCATGCGATTTGCTAAAGGGCCTATTTGATTCTCAACAATAACATGATCAATCGATATTCCTTCAACAAGAGATGTGAAATTTGCTTTAATACTACGTCCTAATTTTGCAATACTAAAATCTTTCGCTTTGACGGGTATGATAAATTCTAGATAATTAGCATTTAAATATTCAAGAATTTGGTTAAGATATTCTTTTTTCTTTAATTTCGTGGTGTAGCTTAGTTTATATTCTGCGGAGGGTATTTTCATTTCATGATGCCGGGCATGAATTTTGCAGTGATGTTTGCCATTTTTAGTAAATCTTGGTGTTCGCCCACATGATTTTTCATTCGCGCCTTCACATATTTTTTTCTCTTCATTGCAGAGATTTATGATGTTCCACTTAGATATACGATATTCGGTCTTTGACTTGACATTGAACAAACAAAATGCTAAATGTTTAATACCAATATCGATGCTTAATATTTTCATTACTATAAACAGCATATGAAAATATTTCTAATATGTATTTTATTACATTGATCCGTATTTTTTCTCCTGTCTAACCAGATATTGTTCTTGTGTAAGGATTGGTGCCTGTAGTTTGCTTTGGAGTGCAAAACTTGAAAGATAGAGATTTTTCAGGTCTGATGTTTCATATCCATAGGGTCGCTTTTTATCTGTACATGATTTATACAGGTATGCGCTCTCAGATGTAGTTGGAACTTTCTTGTATTGTTCCCAGCAGCCGCAGCAGCTATCGCAGGCATTACGTTGATTTTTCTTAATAATTGAATCAGCATTTTTAATTAGAAACTGGCGATATTTGTAATTGCTGGTGATTTGGTTCTTTTGTCTTAGTTTTTTGTTGATATCACATGCAGGATACCAATTGGCAAAGTTCCGACCATCACTCATTAGTGGTGGAAAATCAAAATGTATATTATTAGAAGCGCCATAGCAGGTTCCCCAACTCATTATAATAATATACAATAAGAAATTATTTACTCAATAAATCAACCAAAGCCGGTTTTCTCAGCTTTTTAAAGCCTTGAAGCCCGCGATCTTCTGCTATTTGTTTCAATGTTACCATATTCAACTTATGATAATCTGTTGGCTCTATTGATTTTACTGGGGAAGAGCTCGAGCCGGCAGGACTGCTTAGATCCGATTGATCAGATAAAGATCCCGGCTCACTATTACTATCTAAATGGATTTCCTGAGGCTCCTGCAATAATATTTTACTCGCTGGCTCTATTTTAATATCCTTCATGTTACTATCGCCCAACTGGCTTATGATGATAGGTCCCGCCTCATTATCGCTAACTGAGGTCAGCGAGTCCTCACTTCCGCTGTCTGAATCGTCGTCCTCCGATACTTCAATAAGCCGTTTTTCTTCAGGTCTCTTTTCCTCTAAAACTATGCCAGGAGGCGGGCCATATTGTCCACGAGGGCGCAAATTCGGAGATGGTCTCATAGGTGGAGGGCGCGAGTGATTCTGCACTAATTGAAAAATAGTATTGACCTTATGTTCCACCACCTTAAATCTATGTCTAAAATATAAGAAAAGTATAACGCTGGCTAAAATTGTAATGCCTAAACTAATGTAGAGTTCACGTCCCATTATTTTATAATTAATAATATTAATTATAAAAATATTAAACGAGCACTATAAATCATTGATAACATTTTGTGTCATTTCAAGAATCTCTGTTGGATACTCGAGTTGTTTTAGAACACAAATGCCGCCCTTTGCTTTTGAAATTCCTGATGTGACTTTATAGGTATAGGAGGACTCCATATTTGTTATACTAGTTTCCATATTAATATTTATAATATTTTTCGTTTTGCTAAGCATTTGACAAAGCCTAATAAAATGGGTTGTTAACATGAATCGAACAGAAGAAAAAACGGCAATATATTTTAAATAGGCATATGCGCTGCCAATTGCCTCATAATGATTTGTCCCTGAATATAATTCATCAAATATGCAAAAATGTTTTTTGCCTTTATGTTGTTCAATAAAGGTCAGGATTTTTTTGCAGCGGCGGGCTTCCGCCTGAAATAAGCTATCCCTCCCTGAAGTATCCGGAATATTCAAATAACAATGAATAAAATCAAATGGTACCAGTGTCGCTGATTCATAAAATCCTCTTCCTACCTGTTGGGTAAAGAGGACATTCAATATGATACATTTTAAAAGAGTCGTCTTTCCAGCAGCATTAGGACCAGTGACAATTATATTCTTAGCTAATGTAATATCATTTTTCACGGGTTCGTCGTCAGCCAAAGGCGGGTAGAATGCCTCTTTTATCTTAAAATACGGCTTCTTACTACGTTTGTACTTGGCATTGTGAAGATGTGGATTATTACTTAAACTTATCATCGTATCAACATATCCATTAAAACCAAAAGAATAAGAAAATGTTCTATTTATATTCTCGTCCGTATGGAATAGATAAAATTGTTTCATAACAGCACCAATATTAAAACATCCCGTTTTTGATAATGCCGCCTTTGAGGGGATATTTTGCGCTATCTTATTAAGATCATCGCGATATTCAGATAATTCTGCTATAAATAATTTATAGGAAGGCAACTTTTCACATTTATCTATGATCATATCCATTTTTTTCAGTGTATAAGCAGCATAATTTCTCATATTTGAGAAGTATAAATCAATGCTCTTCATATTTATAAAGAATCTATAGCAGCTAACGATATTTTGATAAATATTATAGAAATAAACTCCTAGAGAAACAAGTATATATATACGTTTATTCCATGACACATGTTGAAATTCTGTAAAAAGCTGCCCAATCGAATGGTTTTGTAATTGTTGTAATAAAATTCGCTTATAAGACTCAAAGGTAATGGGTATTCCCATTATTTTAAGCAAGAAAAATGGAATGATCATCATAATAATAGGCAGCAGTAAATTAAGAACCGGTGAGGCTATGTTATATATACTCATAAAGCTTAAAAAAGGTGTGGATTTATTTAACCATTTCACCTTATCCCAGTCCACGTATTGATATTTTTCAATAAAATCATCTTGACCCTTTATCTCTCCCCACGTTTTCCAACAGCTTTCAATACACTCCTTGTCGATTTTTTCATCCTTTAATGCACCACATAATTTCTGGGTATCCTTCAAAAATTTGCGATCCGTTGTATAATATTCGCTCCATTTTTCTAATAGTTTCTTACCTAGTAGCGTTTTAGGCCTGAATAGATATTCATACATACCTGCACCTTCACCTTTTAATAACTCTAAATCTTCATATAGATTTTTGAATAATTTCTTCTTTTTTTTGCAATATGATATTGGTAATTCAAAAGGCATTGTATTAAAAGAGGAAATTATGAAATATAGTGGAACGAGTTAGAATATTATGTCTTTGTAATTATTTGGCAACTCCTTAATTTCTGTAGAGTAGAACTGCTTTATCTCAGTCAACTTCTGAATATCTCGGCGAGTAATGAAGTTTATTCCAACGCCCTGACGACCCCAACGACCCGAGCGCCCTATACGATGCAGATATGTATGCACATTCTTAGGAAGATCAAAATTAATAACGATGCTCACTTGCTGAATATCTATACCTCTTGCCAATAAATCTGTTGATATTAATACTCGACAGGCTCCGGTTTTGAAACGTTGATAAATGTCACGACGATCCTTTTCCTCCATGCCACTATGCATTCGTTCCACAGGAAATTCATCATGTTTCATAGCATCGAATAAGTCGTCTACACGTCGAATGCTATTACAATATATAATCGCTTGCGAAATAGACAATGAACCAAATAAATCCTTCAAGGTTGCGTACTTATGTTCATCATTATCAAGAGCAATGAAGAATTGGGCAATACCCTGCAATGTTAACATCTCTTTTTTTATTAAAATTTTTATTGGATTGCGCAGAAATTTAGATGTAAGAATATTTAACTCAGTTGGCATCGTTGCACTAAACAAACCGATTTGAACTTCATTTGGCATAAATTGAAAAATCTTATAAATTTGTTCTTTAAAACCATGCGATAAAAGCTCATCCGCCTCGTCAAGAATCAATAGGGTAATATCTCCCGTCTTCAAATGTTTTCTTCGTATCATATCATGGACACGCCCCGGACTTCCAACAATTATATGTGGTGGATTTGTTTCTAATTTTTCTCGATCTTCATCTGTAGAAGTACCACCTACCAGTAATTGTGTAGTGATCTTTAATAGCGAACCCATCGCTTGTATTACGCTATAGATCTGACGCGCCAATTCCCGCGTATGTGCTAATATTAATACCTGCGTGGCAACGTTTTTCTCATCCAAAATTTGTAAAGACCCTATTACAAATGCACCTGTTTTACCAGTTCCTGATTGAGCTTGCGCAATCATATCACGACGCTGTATTAATGGTATTATAGCCTGTTTTTGAATTGGTGAAGGATTCTCAAAGCCATAGGCATAAACACCCCTCAAGAGCTCGGTTTTTAAATCCAAATCTGCATCGTCCCAAGATTCGAATGTTGTATTATTTTTGCAATCTATATCATTTTGTTCGCTAGACATAGTTATATAGATAAGTATAAGTATGTTTATATCACTTTTTAGAAATTGATATAAACTATTATTTATATAGTTAAGTACATGGTAACACTTGCAGATCGACAATACACATTAGAGAATTTTTACTCATTTGTAAAAGCTTGTTCGAGGAATAATCGGGCTCTTCCCGAAAAAACATATAAACAAATTACATTTCTTGCAGAAAAGGTAGGGGCACCAACGTATAGTAGAACACCCAATTTTAAAAGGGTACGCAAGGATCGGAAATACAAATGCTCGCCCGAAAATTGGGAAGCTATGCGAAATTTTAAGGCTACAACATTTATTAAAGAGACCGAAGGTGTCGGGAAGCTTATTGATGATATTATTTTGCTATTAAATAAGATAACGCGAGAGAACTATACTGATATATGTGCGGCGATTGTGAAAATTATGGTGGAAGTACAAGGTAGTAAGCATACTGAAGTACATCTTATTAAATTAGGTGAGTCTATTTTTAATATTGGTAGCGCCAATGAATTTTATAGTAAATTATATGCAAGTCTATATCATGATTTGATTAAGTTGTTTCCATTTATGAAGGATATCTGTCTTAAGAACTTTACATCATTTATGCAGTTATTTTCGAATATTGAAAATGGAAATCCAGATGAGGATTATGATAAGTTTTGTCGTATAAATAAAGAAAATGCTAAGCGACGGGCAATCGCGCAATTTTTTGTAAATCTGATGTTGAATGATATAATTGCAAGAGAGGACATGATTGTCTTCGTATTAAATCTATTAGAAAAGCATCAGACATTTATGAAACAGGAGGGGGTAAAAGGTATTGTTGATGAAATTTCTGAAAATATATTTATCTTTCTCACGAGTGGACAAAAGTACTTATCGCGTGACGAAAAAATATGGAAGGGGATTATTAAATATACACAAGATATATCCGAGCTAAAAGCATCTGCATATCCCAGTCTGTCTAGTAAGACAATATTTAAATTTATGGATATCTTAGAAATGATATAAAAATGTACATTATATATATATTATATTATGCCAGATAAGTCAGAAGACGCGAATACAGAAGGGTCTACTGCAAATTTGTCATTTTCACTGGAAGAAGTTTGTGGGGGGGGAAGTGTTCCGGTTACTTATAATGAGTTGGTACGTGATGTAGATCTTCTTGAAATGACTAGTGATCTTCAACTAGATTGTCATATTGCGCAGGAGATAAATTATTCCACAAATTTTACACGCAAAGACTTAGATCGTATTGCAGATTATTATTCTATAAGTAAGAGAAAAAAGTTAAAAGATGAATTGATACAAGAAATTATATTGTTCGAAACAAATCCTGAAAAGATCGAAATAGTTTATCGAAGGAAAAAATTATGGTCTTATATGGAAGAAATAAAAGATGATAAATACTTAAGAAAATTTTTAATATTTAATTAAGATATATGGTTTTGTCTCGTCTTAACAAAAAAATAAATTATCCTGACATCGAGCGTGTTGATCAAGATGATATAAATCATAATTCACCTTTATATCAGACTGCAATTAAGAATGTAGACACTATTATTGCTTTAGGTAATGTTAAAATGTCTTTTGTCAATGATAAAGTCTTATATGTACCTATTTATCTAACCAAAAATTATAAAGTTATTGCACAAGTAGGTGTTTATGAATTCCCAAATTCTACCTATGCCAATATATTAGATGAGGACGATGATATATTGCTTGATCAACTCGAGCAACCTTTATTATATTCTTTTGTTACATCCGACTATATCAAAGAAAAGGTGGGCGACGGTGGTGAGGTCGCGTCTGAGGTGCAGGAAGAAGATGATTCTGACAAGGATTCTGATAAGGATGAGGATTCTGATTCTGATTCTGATTCTGATTCTGACGATAGTGACGACGAGGAAGAAGAGGAGGGCGAGGAGGAAAAGAAAGAGAGTGTTGAACAGGATTTATTTGGACAGGAAGGATTAGGAGCATCTGTTTTACCCGAAGAAGGTGAAGTATTGGAGGAGTTATTGGAAAGTGAAGCTGATGCTGAAACAGCTGATGGTCATAAAAATTGGATTCAGAGGTTTTTAAAGAATTCACATTATGAAATAAGCGATGAGGGTGGGGGCGGCGATTGTTTGTTTGAGGTCATTCGCGGGGCGACGGCTGAAACGGCGCACCCGTATTCTGTGGCGGAATTGCGAAAAATATTATCTGAGAATGTAACGGAAGAGATTTTTAAAGGATATCGAGAGATGTATGATATGCATGTGACTGCTATTAAAAAGGATACATCGGCGATGAGCGCATTGAAAACGCAACTTACTACTTTGAAGAGTGAATATGGCTCCTCCGCGGATATTGCGCGGAAAAAGGAACTATTGGGAAGTGCGCATGATGTCAAAAAAAAATATGCTCAATTAAAAGCTGAGCGCGGGCGGGCACGCTCAGTTGTTAACGTTGAGTTTGCTTTTATGAAGGATGTGCATACTCTGGATGATTTTAAGGAGGTAGTTCGCACCTGTAAATTCTGGGCCGATACTTGGGCAATATCGACCTTGGAGAGAGTATTAAATATGAAGCTTATTCTACTTTCTAGTCAAAATTATGATAGAAAGGATTATAAAAATGTCTTACAATGCGGGCAATTAAATGATGAGGAGTTGGAAAAAGCATTATAAACTTGTATCTTATAAAGGAAAACGAATATTTACATTTAAGGATTTGCCATATGGATTGGTTCACAGAATTGTTGACTTATGTATGCCGAAAGAGGGTGGTGTATATAATTTAATCCCTGCCTTTCGCCGCTTGAAAGTAAGTATAGCGGCAAAGGCGTCAGTTACGGCTGCTGCGGCGGCGGCGGCGGCGGGGGCAGATGCCCAAGATGGGGAGGCTGTTCCGGGTAAACTTTTTAATGAAGATATAGTTTTTCAGTTTTATTCGCGATCTCAAAATAAAGCGCCGGGGAAAGGGGGGGGAGAGAAAATACCTTCTGATGCAGAAAAGCG